ATAGGATTGATTGACGATTCAATCTATAAGAAGGTTATGGGTCAATATAAATCTGACGGAGGCACTGAATATAAATCATTGATGGATGGCGATGGTACAACTCTTGACAAATACAATTCTTCAGATTTCTTCAAAGATGTTAGATTTACCATTAAGGGAAGAGCTACTAGGGCAGATGGTACACTAAAAGATGTTGTTGTAAGAAATCTGGTCTTAACTAACTATAGGTTATCCATTAGAGAAGGGGAATATGTTCTGCAAGATATTGAAGGAGTAGCAACTATGATGTATTACATTACCCCTCAATAATTTTCCTTTTTTTGGTGATGTTAATGGAATTAGTGACAAGTAATAGGGTAAAGATTTATCTGATGTATTTGTTTAATTATAAACAACTTGGAACTATAAGAAAAATAGATTATAACATTGTTACTGACTCATATATCTACAAGTTTATTGGCGGTTCAGAGCCAAGATATGGTAATATGTTTATTGAAGGTTCATTCGAACAAGGATATATAAACTTTAGGGATATGAATAACTTCGTTAGACCAATTTCATCACTTTTGTATAATAGAGCTGATAATATTTTGAGGACAAAAGATTTATTAACCTATATCCTACTAAACAGTACGATAAGAATAATTATAGATGAAGTGGAGATTATTGAGTTATCGGGTTTACACATTAAAGAACTTTCCTTCAGTTTAAAAGAGGGAGATTATGCTATAGTTAACGCTTCATTTTATGCCAGTTCTATTTATCAACGGTATCTTTCCTCCTCTTCATCTTCTCTTAAATCTTCTAATGAGGAGGCATCCTCATTGATGTATGGTTTTAACACCTCTTATTCATTAAAAAGATAGAAAAATTTTTATATAAGTTTCTATTAAAACAAGATAGGTGGTTGAAATGATAGTAATTGATGATATAGATTTTAATGAGACTTTTGAGGTTAAAGAGAAGGTTAATGGAAAAGAAATAACGTTTAAGATGAGAGTGTTAACTGTTGGAGACTATATAGCTTTATTTAATAAGGATGGAGAAGCGGATTTATTTAGAGTATTGAGAACTTGTATAGTAAGCCCAAATCTAAGCGATGAGCAAATAAAGAGCATGAAATTAGGTTTGGCTCAAAAACTATTTAAGGAGATAATGGAAAGAAGTTTTTTACAGACAGAGGAATAAAAAGAATAAAAAAAGCAATGGACGGAGTGTTATTTGAAGTTTATTTAGTATCAAAACTTATAGGTCTCAGACCTAAAGAAGTATTGAAAATGAGCATATTAGAAAAAGAAATAATACTTCAAGGATTTATGAAAGAAATGGGTATAAGTAAAACTGTAGTTGATGAAGAGGACATAAAAGAGTTGCGAAAAGCAATATTTGGAGAGGAAAATGTCGCTTGAAGAAACTTTTAAAGTAAAAATTCCTATTGATGTCAATCTTAATGTAGAGAATGTAAAGAAGAGAATAGATATAGTCGTACTTGAACTACAGAAAAAATTTGAGAATATTGAAATAAGCGAGGATTATCTTCAAACGTTTTTATCTGATTTTAATAAGACTTTCTATGAAAAATTAGAGGGCTCATTAAACAAAATACAGAAGAAAATTAAACAAACAGAAGTTTTTCAGCAATTACTTTATCATTTGAAGATACTTGAAGAGGTGTTGAAACAAGAAGGTAATAAAGGTGGATTATCTGGTGGCAACGTAATTATAAATTTTGAGGACTATCCTCTAAGATTATTAGAGACAAGTGTAGTTAATCAAGCTGATATTATTAAGAAGGTAGGAACAATAAATAAAAACTTATTCACGATTAATAAAAATCTGAGATTAATATATAATAAAGTAAATGAAATTAAAGTAGTAGGAGGTGAATTAAACTGGCTTGCGGAAGGCAGAGAAGGAGAAGGAGAGCAAGGGATAGAAAGAATAATAGATGAAGAAAAATTGAAAAAAATGAATAATATAATAAGAGAGTTTGAAAAAATGTCAAAACAACTCCCTTCTGTGGGACAATTGAGAGCGTTAAACATAGAAATAAGAACTAAGATGGGAGCTTTGATAAGCACATATAAGATTCTAAGAGATACTGTTGATGAGTTTAGCGACGAACAATTCAACACAATGACAGAGCATGTAAAAGACTTTCAAATGATAGTTAATGAGTTCTTAGAGAGCGGATTGTATAAGACACTTGCGGATTTAATTGATGAGTTAAAGTATATAAAAGAGAATTCTAAGAGAGCAGCTGACGAAGCAACATCAATAAGATGGAATTTACAAAGTATTATGGAAACAGAAAAAGGATTAGATAACTGGCTTCTTGAAATACAAAAAGGTATCTATGACTCTTCTAAACGTTTAGAGAAGATTAAACATAATTTTACAGTGTTTTCAAAGATGGTCAGTGAGTTAATCGATTTTACTAAGCAGAAAAAACCAAAAGATAAGGACATACAATGGATAGGAGAAGTATCTAGGCGTATGAAAAGTATAATGAAGGAAGTAGAAAAGTTTAATAAAAAGAGTTCGAAAGTAGATGAGAAAATAAAAACAAAAAACGAAAATGAGTTAATAGAAGCAGTCAAAACTCAATATACAGTAATACTTGGAAGGATAACAAAAACAACAAATGAAATAAAGAAAGCTGTAAAGGAGGGTAATGAAAGTCTAAGAAAAAGTATATATGGTTTAAGTGGAGTTATAAGTCAAAGACTTGACCGTTACGCAGAAAAATATTTTAGTAATTTCTTAACAAAAGAAGATTTCAAGGTGTAAGAAAATGGTCGGTTATGGTGGTAAAGTTTATTTAGTTCCGTTATTTAGTGTAGAAAAAATGCCTTTTCTTAATGCTCTACCTATAATATTTTATCTAAAGGTGAATAAAATTTCAAGGGAAAGTGGGAGAAGAATTAATAAATTAGAGGCTGTCGCTAGGGACGGCACAATCAATCAAGACTTTGGAAGAACTACGTATGTTTTTAATGTAGAGGGTGAACTGTATTCTTACTTTCCAGAATGGTTTGGTTTTCAAAATCATGATAGAGTTGTAACAGAAGTTCTTACTCAATACATGATAGAATATTGTTTTATAAAGAGGATACCATTACTTTTTTCATCAGATATTGACACAACAATAGTAATAATAGAAAGTGAAGAGTATGAACAAAATGCTGAAAGACCTTACTCATTAATTTATAGATTAAAACTACTTGAAATCACTGAGCTTACAGCAGAGCAGAGGTTGAAACGAAAAGCGATATTTAGAGGAATTAGAAGTGCTGTCGATGTCGGAAGAGGATTGTTAGAAATGTTAGGAGGTGGGTTAGAATTTCTACTCTAGAAAAGATTTCGGACTTTATAGAAAAAATTAACGTAAAAGAGGAAATAACTTCGCCTATGATGATGATAGAAATAATGAGAATAAGAACACAATTACATAAAGTTGGACAAAAAGAGGAGATGAAAAAAGATATTATATATCCCTTAATATGTTTTACAGATATAGAGGCTAATAAAAGTGCTGTAAAAATAAATGGAAAAGAGAGTATAGATGTAGAAGTTATAGGAGCACAAGCAGAGAGGGCTTCAGTATATGGAGAAGTGTTAGAAATAAGTTTTGCTGATTATAAAGCTGAATTATATGAAAATATTAGAACTTATGATATAGTGAATGTTTGGATATTTGATAAAAACAAGCTTGTATACATGGATGACCCTATCTATAAAAGGATAGGAGTAGAGACAAGATTCACTCTTGAGAGGGCAATGGACTATGTAAAAAAGAATGTCCCATTAAGTTTTTCTGGAGTTATAACATCTATACAGAGAGAGGTTTCAAACATAGCAAAGACTAACTTTCAAGCACAAGATTTTACAAGACTTCTACAGAATTATCATATACCTACAAAAACTCCCTACTACAAGGAGCATATAAAACTTAAAGAGAGTGGAGTGACAGACCAAACAGTAAAATGGAATAAAGAAGTCGAAAACTTCTCTGCAGTATTGAATTTTATAGGGAAAGCTATAATAGACTATGCTTCTAAAGAAGATTTTGTAATGCTTAATGCTGAAAAGAAGGTTAAAATTAGACGTCATGATGAGAGTACTGGAGAATTGATAGAAGAAGAAAAAAGTTATTATTATGCTAGAGGGAAAGAGAATTTATTCAATATAAAGTCAGATTTTTATAAGAAGGTTTTCGTTTATTTTGTTTTTGGTAATGTAGCAGTTATAAAAGTTCATCCCTTACTTGTATTGAAAGCCGTTTACAAATTCTTTATGGATAGTATAGGACTATCAGATTATTTTGAACCTAAAGTTGAAGAGGAAAAGTTTCTAAAGTTTTTAGAGGATTTCCACAAATATACAGATATTGATATAAAAAACTTCTTTACTGTTGGAATATTATTAGATAGTTATTTATCAAATCTAAATAAGGACAATGTGGTTGATGAAATAAAAAAGGCTAATATGTTCTTTAATTTTAATGATGGCGGAAATGGTTATGTCGTTAGTCAAGATGGTATATTGTATTTAGTGGATTTAACTTTACATACTTTAGCTATGACTGACCCTTTTGTTGTTGGTAACAAATTTATTAACAGCCTCTTCTTTAACGGCATAAGTATGAGTGCCATTCATGTAAGACTATCATTTTTACATATACTCTATGAATGTTTCAAGAATACTTACAATATAGAAAGATTGGTTCTGGATAATGAATATTATGTTAGAAGCACAAGGTTTAGCAAAGTTAATAAATTTGTTGCTATGCCAGTTATAAATCCAAGTAAAGGTTTATCCTTCATCTATTTAGTTAAGGCTCTTATTTTCTCCTCTTTTGGTATTTATGAACCTACTTACCTATTGTCAGAATATACTGGCGTTGAAAAAACTCATGACGTTTTTAATGCTATAAGAAATTATGTCTTTCCGAAAATTAATATCTCAAAAGACATAAGTGATGAAAAGAAGCTTTATATTATTCTTTTTATAAACATGTTTTCTAATAGAATAAATTCGGATTATTATTATTACTATGATAAAGAAAAATATGCTTTTGCTTCATCCTTTATAAATACTAAAGCTATTGATTTAACTAAAATAATGAATATAGAGATTTCGAGATTTAATAAAGATAAAACCTACTTTTTAATAGATGCTGACAATATAAAGGCTTATGTAGTTCCACGAGTATTTTTTGTAAAATCTAAAAGTGCATCTGTTAAAGAAGAATATAAAATTATTTCTTCTTTGATGGGTAGTAATAATGTTTTTCACATAGACCAGATAGTTGAAAATAGTGAAATACCGGTCTCTATTAATATTCCAGAGAAGACTGGAGTTCCTATTTATCCAGCTTTTTTCAATATAGGAAAAGTTTATGGTGATGGAGCATACATGACCTTTACTGGTGAAAAAGAAGGGGGAGGAGTAATAACTGGAAAATATCTATTTTTCCCCTTTGCTCTTTATTCAGCTATTAGTAGTGAAGTAGAAAATCCTAAACTATTGGTTTTACCAATAAATGTGAAGAATCGTCATAATAAAATCTCTGAGATAAATGAAGATACTCTTGCAACTGATAATTATTTATTATTTAAAGGAGATGGAGAGACTAGTAACATTGTTCTTACTAGTGTTATAAGATATATAAATCCAATGGAAATTGTTAAAATGTACGAAAGCTTACTTTCTTTATATAAAAAACCCAGAGAAAATGTTATACCTCTTTACAATGTTAGACCAATACTAAATGATTTTTATATATTTTTGGATTTTGATGATAACACGTTAAAACATTTTGATTTTTATAAATCTTTGCTTGAGAAGTTAAGAGGGGGAAAAACGGTAGTAGAAATATGCGAAACTATAATAGACTTTTTTAATGATATACCAGAGTCATTTTGGGTTACCAGAACTCCAGTAGAAGGATTTATGTTCTTATATAAAGAAAAGCCAGAGGTCTTTGACTTCATTAATCATAGAAAGTTTCTATATTTGTTCAATAAAGGTATCTTTGATTTAGAAGGTCCAGAAACGTTAAGCTTATCTTTTATTGAGAAAACGGTGACAATATTAAGAATTTTATTAGCAATTTTCAGAGTTATAGTACGTTATTCTACACAGTTGAATGTTTTCAATCTGTTGCTTTCCTCCATTTATGTAGACGGTAAAGAAGATATTAGCCTAGGTCAAGAGGTTTATATAATTAAACCTACTGTTAATTCAAAACTTCCTTTAATTAGTAATATCTCTGATAAGTTTGAAAAAATAGCGAAAGATTTATTAAATATTGACTATAATTTAGATTTGGTTAGTTTACTTTCTTCTAATGAAGACGAGATAGGATTGACTTACATAAGACTTGGTTACGTCTGGAAAATAGTTAGATATATTGGAAATAGCGGAGGTACTAGTGGTTTTACAACTAAAGTCTATATATCTTCCTCTCCAATAGATTGGAATATGAATTATGAAGAAGAGAATATAATAACAACTATAGCTGCTGGACTTCAAAAACGTTATGATTTAATAAAAGGGGTGTGGTATGAATGATTGAAACAGTTCTAATAGAAAACAGAAAAATACTTCATCATCCCCTAGGTTTGTTAGCTCAAGATAGTCCAAATGATTATATACAAACAGAATTCAATGATAATAATGATTTTGAATTTGTGCAAGTAAAAACTGTCGATGGAAAGCTGTTCTTTGCTGGCTTCTCTCAACATTTGTTAAACTCTCAAGTTAATTCCCTTAAGACTTCTACAGTTAAATATTATGGTCTTGATGATGATGGTAAAGCAATTTATGAAGTCACAAATGACAGTTATTTCTTCTTTGATGGGGAAAAGATAACTGGTAGTAAAAGAGAGCAATTTAACAGCAAAACAATCTACTTGGGTTTTGATTTTACCTTCTTTAATAGAAATAACTTTATTCCAGAATTTTGGTTCTTCTTTAATGAAGACCCTACTTCCACTTGGCAAGCCCCTCTTGTTCCTAAGGTTACTAAAAACAACGAAGAGTTCTTCTTATTGATGCAAAGTGGCGGACAAAAATTATATATGGATAGTTCTAATCAGATGCTCATAGAAACTAAGGGTCTCGCTATCAATCTTTCAGATACTCTTGTTTCTACTGGAACTTATAATTGGGAAACTAAACAAGCCCCCACTATTGAAGAAAATATAGAAGATTTACCAGAAGCGAACAAAATAATTCTTAAGACTAAAAACGGTTCAATGATAACAATTGACAGCTCTGGTGATAATGATATTGTTGAAATATCTTTAAATGATAATTCCACTTCCTTAAGAATGACCGCAAATGGAGATATAGAAATAAAGAGTAATGGAAATATAGTGTTTAACGAGGGAGAAAAAAGTGTAGCAGCTAATGGGGATACAGTTTCAATTAACTATGGTACAATAAACATAACCAGCGGAAGTGTGATATTAACATCGAAAAGCCCTATACTTACGCCCGCTGGTCCAGCTCCGATAACTTCGATACCATTTAGTTTCATTGCTTTTAAAAGTGATGATAATTTAACGAATATAAGTGATGGGACTTTAAGCAGTCCTAATAGAAAAGAAAGGGTGGAGTGATAAAGATGAGTACATATTATGTAGCTGGAGATATAAAAGAAGATGGAGCGAATAGCTATAGTTGTATATTTATAGATAGTAGTGGCTATACTTTTGATAGTGAAAACCAAGTCTTTTTAGGCAAGAATTTTGGTGATGAGAGTACTACAGAAGGTTTCGTTTTTATATCTCATCAAAAAACTGCTCTAGGAATAGGTAAAGGAACGTTAGGAAGTTTGGATAGTACTTTAAATATTCAATGGGGTTTCTATACTGATGGTTCAGAAGTTTATATAGTTAAAAACGGTACAGCCATACCTTCTAATCAGTGGGGAGGATTAGGGAGTATAACTGGTTCGGGTACTGCTGGACGATTAGTGAAATGGGTAAGTGAGAGTGAAATAGGAGATAGCAACTTAGAAGAAAGCGATGTTCCTAATAAAAATACAAATGAAGTTATAAATGGTCACTGGGTCTTAAATAATGTAAAGTATTTAGGATTAGAAGAGTGGGGGTGGTTTGATGCACAAACAAATGGAGAGTTTTATTGGTACGGTACAACGTATTTAGGTTCAGATGTAGAAATAAAGGGAAGAATAGACTTAAAAGACAGTTCTGATAATGTAACTATTATTATAGACCCAGATAGTAATGGCGGAGATGTAACAATAGGAAATGATTTAACGTCTAATACTGTTCATGCTAATGAGTTCATAGAAAATGGTCAGAGCTTGGTAGATAAATATGCTGGCTACACTTATACCCATAACATGTTTAAATGGACTACTCCCAATTGGCTTCTTGAAGGAGGAACATTAACAGATGAAGGGGGATTGAACATTTCTTGGACTTCTGGGACTTACTTTGATATGAGCAGTGGAACAAATAAGACATTCAGTAGTGGTTCAACAACATTAACAGACGATAAAACCAACTACATTTATGTTAATAATTCGACGGGAAGCGTGGAAGTTTCAACAACTTTCCCAGATTTTCAACATATACTTCTTGGCATAGTTAGTTGTTTAGATGGAGATATTTATAGAATATTCCAAGAAGAAAACGTTGGTTTTTCTATTAACGACCAATTCAAAGGATTAGAGGACTTGTTTCCAGAGTTTGTCAAACAAGGATTAATAGTAGAGCCTCACCCATCTACAGCTTTAGCAGTGAAAACTGACGGAGGGGTCTATTATGAGAACATGAGAAAGAAGACAACAGTACCAACAATAGATAGCACAGTCACACCTATTAGAATGTGGTATCACGATAGCAATGGTAATTGGATTTCAACCACTTCAACAACATTAGACGTAACGCATTATGATACGGGAACGGGTTTAGCAGAAATACCTAACAATAAATATGTTAAGGGACTATTCTTTGTTTCTCCTACTGAAATACATTACGTTTATCCAAACTCTTATTATAATACTCTCTCTTCCGCTATAACCTCTGAAGTTCCAGCAGTACCAGAGGGTTTAGTTAGACTTCCTCGTTCTATGGCTTTAGTCTTCCAAGAAGGTATAACTGAGCTGCCAGACATAACATCAGAAAACTGGATAGATTTAAGGAGAACTTTCGATGTTCAATATACCAAAAGTCCTATCTATACTCATGGAGATTTAGCTGGTTTGACTAATGATGACCATCCACAATATGCCAACATTTATGATAGTGAAACTATAACGGGGTCATGGAACTTTGCTAATGACATGAACTTTGAAATTTATGGAGGAGAGAGCGGTTATGAAAGTTATAGATTAAAGTTTAGAAATGGTTACTTAAGAATTTATGGAGATTACCTAGATTATACTAACGCTTTAATATTTAAAGCTATAGATAGTAATAATTATGGAGACTTCAGATTTATATCTGAAAAAACTGACATTCCAGACGAAAGACTTGCTTGTAGATACGATGGTGATAATAATACTTGGAATTTTTATGGAAAGATTTGGACTAATGATTCTATAACAACAACCAATTGTATTTCTTTAAATAATGACACTTATGACCAGATTAGAATCACTGGAGGTTCTAATGGTTATGATGATATACGTATTGGTAGAAAAGGTGTAGAAGCTAGAGCTTTTTACGTTTATAATGGTACTGATAATATGTTCTTGTTTAATATCTATGATGATGGTAGAGCAAACTTTTATAATACAGTAACCTTTGATAATAATATCTCTGTAGGAGCTGGAGATATTACAGCCTATATTGATTTAGGTTCTAACGCAAGATTGATGTCAAAAAACAGCAGTTATCTTCACGTAAGAAATCTTGATGATACTGATTATATTGGAGTTGCATGTAAAAGACTTTGGGTTACTTCTTACAACCATGAGCTTTCAACTCCTAATGCAATACTTGTTGTATCAACAGAAAACAGTGAAGTAAGATATAGAACCCCCTCAGAAATAGCGCAAGATATAGGTGTACCACAATATATATTAATTGGCTGGTCTCCTTTACAATTTACAAGGTATGATGAATATATAGGTACAACTTCGACAACGTATGTAGGGATAGGGTTATATGAACGTATTACAATACCTTCTGAAGCTACACATTGTAAAATAGTATATGATATAAACAGTTCTTCCACATTACGTACAGCTTGGTTTAAGTTATATAATTATGATTATGGAGCAGATGTAAGTGGTTCAGAAGTTAGTGTGAGTGATGCTTACTTTACAGAGGTAAGCACTGACTACTTACCAGCAACTTATTTCTTCTCTGGGGATAGGTATAGAATATATTCAAAAATGAGTTACGGTGACTCAACTTCAAGGTTGAAAGGATGTTACATTTTATGGTATAAAAAAGTTTATTAGGTGATGAAAATGTTAAGTGAAGAAGAAATAAAGAATGAAGTGATAAATTTCTTATTAGAAAAATATAATATTGAAGCAGAGGAGAGCTGTTTAATAGACTATGGAAAGAGAAACTGTAGATTATCAATTAAGACAAAAAAGTTTGATTTTATACCCTTTTTCATAGGGAAGAAAGAGACGGAAAGACTTTCTTTTGAAATAATGGAAATACAATTACCTCAAGATGAAGAACTAGATTTTTGTTACATTGTAGTAACTCATATTATACCTAAATAATATGGAAAAACTTAAATATTAATAAATTTATTGTTTAGTAGGTGATAACAATGAAAAAAAGTAAGTTAGTTACTATGTTTGTTATATTATTATTTATAAATCCTTATTTCTTTAAGAGTTATGGAGAACCTATTGTAAAAATTACAGTAGGAGATAGTTGGACTTACGAAGGAGGAACTACAACAGAAACAATGCTAAGAAGCTTGTATGTGTATAATGTTACAAAAACTGAAATATTCTCTAACGGTGATGGATTAATTGAATTGAATAAGATACAAACCAATGAAGGAGAAATAAACATTGATAAAACCTTCACAATATTGATGGATGACTTTTTCACTGAAAAGAAAGTTGAAAGTATATACCTTTTTAACAGTACAATAACACAGAAGAATATTTATCATACTACAAGAGGTAATTTCAGAGTGGAGGTCTCTGGATATGGACCAGTAAAAATTCATTATGAAGATAATTTATCCAGAGAAATAGATTTTGAAACAAGTGCAACATATAGAATGAGTTATAGTAATAAGGATTTACAATCAGTTATAGTTACCGGTAATCCTATCTTTACCACTGCAGTAGAGTACATTAATGGAACATATCCTTACAATGAAACATTATTCATAGATTATGGATTAAGATATACTACAGTGTACTTAGTTGAGGGTTCAGACCCTTATGAGTTTCAATTTAACGGAGAAAATTTAGAGGTAAAAGATATAACTATAAGACCAGTTGAAAAAAACATATATTTAATAATTGGCGTACGAAATAATAATACCTTGAAATGGATTTGTAATTACGATAATGATTTAACAATAGATGGTTTAAAACAAATAACATATACATTTGCAAGAGATATAGGATTAGCAGTTAAATATACAATTTCAACAATAAAAACTGTAAAAAATGAAGAGTGTGAGTTAGAGACAATAGATACTAACGCTCAAGAAGTATATAAACTGGAAGAGTTTCATGTACAAAACAGCTTAATAACTTACATTTCCGATAATGAAAAAGCAGAAAACGTATCTATATCTATTTTTATAGCGTTTATTATTACAATAACAATTCTTAAAAGTTCAAATAAAAAGAAGAAATAATCCTCCTTTTTATTTTTTCCGTAAAGTTTTTAAATGATAAAAACAAACGGGTTAATAGGATGGTAGAGTTAACTGAAGAGGAAAAAAGGATATTGTCAGATTATCTAAAAGCTACCTACGGCTCTGACATAGGAATAGATTTTAGCATAAATGATATAATGATAGAGAAGGGAGACATAAAAACGATAGGAGCGATAAAAGGAAGAAAAGTAGAAGAAATAAAGGAACTAATAAAACAGAGAATAATAATGGCAATTTATGATGGAGTAGAGATAAATAAAAGAAAGATAAGGATTACAGACTTCATAGGAATGAATGAAGACGAAGAAATACTAAAAGTAATAGTAAAAACAGTTTTGATAGAAAATTTGTATAAATTAGACATAGTGGAAAGTGTAGAGTATATAAATGTTGAAATAAACAGTGATAGTATGTATATAGAAGTAACCATAAAAACAATCACAGTAGATAGTGTAAGTTTAAGAATGGAGGTAATAAAATGAAAGCAACATTAACAATACCAACAGTGGAGGAAATAAAAGAGAGGATAATAGAAACATTAAGAGATGGAGTGTTAGAAGTAGAGGAAGAAATAGTTTATAATAAGACACAAAATGAGTATCAATTAAGCGCCTCATTAAATGTAAGCGAACATTGTATATTATCAATAGAGGAAATAAATGGTTATGATGAAGATGGTCAACTGGTAACGACAAAAGACATAGAAAATAGAATTAAGATAACAGAAGGAGTAGATTATGAGCTCTATTATGATGACGTAGTTTATGTAGAAGGAGGAGTTTATTCACAATCGAAATATGTAGGACAACAGCTATATAAGGGAATAAGATTCTTAACATCAGATTTATTCAGAGATAACTCAACAATAAGAGTTAGATATAAATACTTTGATGCTTCAAAGATGAGTAAGATAACAAATTTCAATAAGGGTACAGTAGCAAACTTAATAGTAGAAGGATTATCAACAGTGATAAAAAATATCTACGATGAAATGAGAAGATTATATGAAGATACATGGATAGATACAGCCGAAGGAGAGGCACTCGATAAATTAGCCTCATTATATTCTATAACTAGACAAACTGGAAGCAAAAGCAGTGGAGAAGTATATGTAGAAAATATCGGTTCAGATACTCTAACTATAACGTCAAAAAATATCTTTGCTACAGAGGGAACAGACCCAATAAAATTTAAAATGGTTGGAAGTGAGCAAATAATAATAGACGTAGGACAAGGAGTGTACATACCAGTAGAATCCGTAGAAATAGGGAAAGACAACAATGTAGGTGTAGGGACTATAGTAAAAATATACGAAGATAATACCTTATCAACTGAGCTTCAAGGTTATAAATGTTACAACCCACCTTATAAAGAAGACGGTTCGTTGAATTATTTTGATAATGGTCAAGACGTAGAAACAGATGAGGAGTTAAGAGGAAGGATAAAAGGTTTCATAAAAAGTAAGATGAAAGGTAGAACAGAGGCGGTAATAGAGGAGTTAAAAAAGAAGGCTTACGTTAGTACCGCCAAACTTTTCGATTGGGAAGAAATAAAGACCCTCAGCAATTCTGAAGTAGTTGCAGTAATAGTCAGAGAAGGAAACAAACTCATAAGCAAAAGCGAATTATATGAATTAAAAGACGTTCTAAAGACAGTCATGCCTATGGGTATAAAAACAAGGATTATAAGACCAATGCTAATGTATGTTGATATAGATTTGAATGTAGAAGTAAAATATGAATACTGGTTACAAAAAGATGATATAGAAAACACTCTAAAAACTAACATCATTAACCTCGTTAATAGCCTTGAGCTTGGAGAAGACCTAAATGAAGGGAGAATAATTGCAACAGTCTTAAGGGATAACAGAATTAAAGATGTTACAGTTACTGACATAAAGATAACGACCTATTCTTATGACCCTTATGTTCTTGAGGATATGGGGCAACAGATATGGGATAGTGAAAACTCAATAGCTACAACAGTAGGACAAACAGTCTATTTAACAGCTCAGAGAGCAAAAATGTATGTAACGTATGACGGAACTTCTACTCATATTGATGCACCAACAGAACATCAAGGAAAATTAGTCGACAGAGCGAATGAAAAACCAAGTGTTTATCTAGTATTAAAGGATGATTATGGTAAATATTACAGACATCCAAGTTTTACTATCGATTACATTAATTCTACAACACCAATAGATTCAACTGGTTTCAATATAGACCCAAGTAATGGAGCAACAGTTCATGAATTACAAAGTGGAGATTTATTATGCGTAGACTATTATTACGTTAAATATACACAAATAAATGGTATAAGATTCAAGTTGTACTTCCTTTCAGTTCCAACAACAGATGTAACATTAAATCTTGAATTGATAGACAAAGACTTTACTACTACAATATCAACAACTTATACCTTAACTTCATCATCCATAGTACAAGGGGTGAATGAAGTAGAAATAGACTGGGATGTAGATTTATTAACTAACATAATGGCTGGTGACCCTAATTCATACTTCTGGTTAAAGATATCTGTAGACACTACGACTCCTCCAGATGCAGACATTTATTTAGTCACTAGTGAAAGCAATGATGAAGAATTCTTCTTAACACAAGTAGAAACAAGGATAGATGATATAACTCTTGTTAGTAATAAAATTAACAAAAGAATACCATTAAAACTGTTTGTAAAAAGAAGTAAGATACCTTCATACTTCATTGATAATAAGAGTATAGAAGTTGTAAAAAATTTCTACAAACCAGAAGTGATGAAGGTCAACAATATAAATGTAACTATGGAGTTGTATAGCGATGTATGAAGGGTTAAGTACTAACAGACAGTCAGAATATACTTATGAAATAACTAAAGGAGTAGCTGTCAATATACCAGACTTTCTTATGGACCAAAATAAAAATCTTTATTTATTATTGAATGCCCTCTCAAGGGAGATTTATAAACTTTTAGCCCTTATTAATGAGATTAAAAACAGACGAAGCGCACTAACAGAAGATGACTTCAACAGACTTACTGGGGAAGAAATATACAGACTTATAAACGATTTCTCTCAAATAATACTCAACACAAGCCTTGATACTGAAAAGAAGGTTTTGTATAGACATGTTAATTATAATCTAATGTATGATGGTTCAAAAGAGCAGATAGATGGTTTAATAACGAATTTAATAGAAGGGGCAAGCATTAATTATATTGAGCAGATTGATGTTGATGTGAAATATGAGTTTATAGAAGGGGGAATAGGGACAGTTGTATCCTTCACCTCTCTTACAGACCCAAATGATACCTATGAAAAAAGATATTTCATTTCACTTCATCAATTATCGAAAGAACAACTAAAAATAGTGATAACAACAGATGTCCAAATAAATGATAATGATTTGATAGCAATATATAAATTATTATCGTTTTTCATTCCTAAAGGAATAATATTTACAGTAGAGGTGAGTAATGCATGAGTGTAGGTAAAAAAATAAGTTTGTCAGATGAATATAATCCAGCTTTTGTTTCTGGTGATACAGCCAATGCTATAGAATATTATAATTTAAATGGCGATGTGGATAAATCTGTTACACAAAACGTTTATAGAGCCCTTGAAGACCATTCGATTTATAGGAACGTTGTTTTGAAAGGGCTTGGTGTATCCTATGTTGATGGTACCCTTACTCTAACTATAGGAAGTGGTGATTGTTTAATTAATGGTAGATTAATAACCATTACTTCTGACTACAATATCGATTTTCCCGTTCCTACTGCCGATGTGGTTTACTATGTTTTCATTACCTTAACTCCAGACGTTCCGTTAGCTGGAGAAGTTAGAAACGTTTTAAACGATTCAGTAAGTATTCAATATTCAACTTCTTTACCTTCTGACATTGATAACAATTTAATCTTATGTAAGGTGTCAATATCTGCAGCTTCCAGTTCAATAACTTCAGTAGATGTTCTTGCTAGTAAACAAGAATTTTTCATTGATTATCTCTCCCCTTATGGTAATAATGGTGACATAATTATAAGAGGTGGGACATATAGTGCACGAGAACCTTTCATAACAATAAGTGGAAGTGACCCAGATAACAAAAAGATTTATTTCCATAAAAATATTGATGCTTCCTCTGTAAATCTTAACATAAATACTATTAATGCTTCCACTGTTATAGCTGATAGTTTCAGTGGAGATATCGTAGGAAATTCCACCACTGCTGACTATTTTTCATCAGATAAAACAGTAACTTTCGGTGGTGATGTAAGTGGTTCTATTACTACAGATTTTAGTGTAAGTCCAATAAATATATCTCTAACTGTTAATAATTCAGCAGCTTTAGGAGGTTTCGTAGCATCTAGCTATCCTCGTCGGGATGTTGCTGAATCAATAAGTGGTGGTTGGACATTTGATACAAATCCAATAAGCGTACAAGGCGGCGCTTCTTTTTCTGGTTCAGTTACTTTTAATAGCGGTCTTTCTGTCTCTGGTAGCGACATAACTGTTACCACTGGTGACATAAATGTATCGGGAGGAGGAGTCTCTGCTGACAGTGGAAGTTTTGACACGTTGTCTATACAAACATCAGCTTCTCTAACAGAAATTACTGATAATCCTACAATACCAACAACTGATAAAACAATTGTATTAGGACCACACAACGCTACAGCAGATAAAATCCTATACGCTAATAACTACGCTACATATAACGATGGAGCAATATATGGTTATTTATATATCCCTATAGATTTACCTCAATCTGTGGAATTATTATTGGTCAGAGTTTATACAAATGCTGATGACCATATAATACAATTATTAGAGATAGATATTGAAACTGGTACACTATTAAATTCAACTACAATACCACTTTACACTTCTGGACAATATGTCCTAACTGGTATAAATAAGATAACTGATGATAAAACAAAATTTGTTATACAAATGAAGGCAAATGATACAGATTATTTCTATGGTGCAAAAGCAGTCTACAGAATAAACAAACTAAATCAGACTTATACTTAAATATAATTTCTTCTACTACTCAAACCAGTAGAAATATAATCTCTTCTTCTTTTTCTGTTGTAGAATTTTATTGGGTCAAAGTCAAAATAATCTCTGTTTTTCTTTTGTGTATTTCTAAAGTTTTGACTTTCTGTTCTTCTAATATTAGATAAAACAGCTATAGATATCTCATCTATAGAGATAGTTTCAGCGAAAGAGCAAGCAAGAGCAAGAGCGTCAACGTGGTCATCATAACCCCCAGCGGGTGCGTGAATTTTAATGTATTCACTGTTAGGACTTTTTTCATATTGTAAATCAAGTAATTCATCTATTAAATCCTTATGGTTAGGAATGATGAGCATTTTGTTAGCGAAGAGTCTATAAAGATTGCTATACAAAGATATTTTATTCTGTATGGTGAAGACTTTCCCTACTATCTTACCATGTAGCGGACTAGAAGTGTTGTTTTGTAGGATATCTAGAACAACGTCTCCTATACTAGTTTTATCGATAAATACCGCTTCTGGCGGAAAACGTCTGGCTATATCTTCTATAGCCCCTATCTGTTCTTCCCAATTTCTATTGGACGTACTGTAAATATGAACAACTCTATACAGATGTTCAGTTTGTTTCTCCACTACTATTATGACGGTTTTATCGTGATGTTTAGCCAAATCCACTCCTATATAATATTTTCCATTTGGAAGACCTCTCTCATATAAAGTGTAATCTTTTACTGCTGATGTTATCATGTCATAACCAAAATAACTTGAGCTATCATCACTCCATTTAGCCAGATATTCTGCTTCGAATTGCCACTTTGGTTTTGTCCTCTTCTCTCTTTGGATAACTTTCAAACTTATTTGCGGTTTCCCATCTGGTTTAAAGACATTCAATCCGACAGTATAATCATAATGGAAGGCTACAAAACCCGTTCCTCCCTCCTCTATACTTCTAACTGGTTCTTTTCTTAAACCCCGTTCATATTCTTTTCTAGCTTCTATAGCATCTTGAAATATTCTATGAAAAGTAGAACCCCTACGTCTTGGAGTAGAAATCAATATTGTTGCTCCTCCAGTAGATGCTTGCGTAGCTTGTATAACACCAAAGACCTCATCTGGAAGACTGTCAGCCTCATCTATTATCAGTAAATCAGCACTATAACCTTGTGAGCTTAGACCACCTTTTCCTACTGCTGTTATCATTATTCTTGAACCATTTATTAGTTCCGTTTCTGTCATGGTTGTTTTTTCTATCAAACTCTCTATTTGTGGATGATACATCAAGAAACCTTTTATTTTTCTATATAACTCTTGTGCTTGTCTTTTAGAGTAAGAAACTACTAACACCAACACATCTTCTTTTGTTACTACATACCACACTGCCGCCATAGCTACAGCAGTAGATTTACCTATTTGTCTAGAAGCACATATTACTGTGTCTTTCTCTTCAGCAATAGCTTTCATTATCTCTGCTTGATACCAATGAGGTTTTTGTTTAAAAAATAGCTCTGCGAATAGAATTGGGTCTTTCTTAGCTGCCTCTATTTCTTCCTTTGTGACCTTCTTTATATTCCTTTGTAAATACATTATAACCAAAATAAAAAAAACATTATTATTTATAAATTTTTCGCAAAAAACAGAAAAGTTTATAAATAATAATAAATTCTTCTTATTTGATGAAAAGGGAAGATAAAACACTTGAAGAATTTATAGATGAAACAACAGATGCTGTTAGAAAAAATCTGATATTCATAGAAACAGAAAAAGGTTTAAAAGCGATAGATTTTAATAGCGTTATATCTCCACATTTATCTAGATGTTCAACTTGTACATTTAAAGACTATTGTCACCGAAAGGGAGAAGAAAGTGAGAAATATGGTTGTGTAATAGAACGAGAAGAAATAATAGCGCTAATAGATGAACTAACAAAAGAAGGAATAGATATAAAAACTGCAGATAAATTAATAATCTATCCTCTTATACAGACTTTTTTGAGGATGAATAGACTTTACAGAATAGAAGCTTCAGAGAAAACACTTTCTATGCTAAACACTGCTGAAGGACAAAGGAGACTAAAAATGCTTATGGATTTAATAAAAAAGGCTGAAGATAGCTATCTAAAATTCCTAAAAGAGCTCAAAGCTACAAGAAAAGAAAGAGAAGAAAAGAAAAACAAGAAAAAAGAGGAAATTTTAGAATTATGGAGCTAACCAGAGAAATTGACCATAGGTTCTCTCTCAAAATATTCTTTATCTTCAAGGTTGATAATAAACATTTCTTCAACTGGTTTTTCCTTAGTTGAAGTGAAGGCAGCTACGGATAAGGTGCAAGGATAACCTATTTCGTGAGTGAAGTGAAGGCTGTCATACATTGTACCGTTGCTAATAAACCATTGTCTGTTGTTTAAAGCTATGAATCTTACTTGATGAACATGACCAATCAAAAAAACGTCAAAATCTACATCACCAGTGAGTTTTCTAATTTTTAATTCAGCCATTAAGTTTTTGATGTTGCTTAATAAACTCTTTTTTAATAAGTGACCGTGTGTAATATGGAAAACATGACCAGTATATTCCTCTTTGTAAATCATTAATAATCTTTCCGAGAATACAACATCAACATTTATACCATACTCTTCATTTAAAATATCGAAAATTGTCTGTAAGGATAGGTAGATAAAATTGTCCCAGTTGGTTATTCTGGCGGTTTTTATTTTTCCATGATTGCCAGCAACAGCAAAAACCTTTATCACGTCAGTGTATTTAGTTAAATTTATAATGAAGTTCTGTAAAGTTTTTATCATAAATTTGACTTGATGAAGAACTACAGTATCTACAAACTCATGTTGCTCTGGATAAACATTATCACCATCAACGAGGTCTCCTAGTAAATTTATAACTATTTTCTTGGGTCTACCCATTTTTTCTATCTTCTTCACTATTTCATTATATAATTTATCAAATCTTTTTGTTAGAACCCTCTCATAATTATTATATCCTAACCTATCCCAAACGAACCCAGCATGAGTATCACTAATCAGAATATGTAAAACATAATCTTGTTCAACAAGTGTATTTTTTATGTTTTCCTTAAAAATTCTTATTCCTTCTAAAGTTTCCTTTACTACACCAGAATTTTTCAATAAATTATCTATATCTAATTCTGGGTAAATATAACGCATCTTGCCATGTGTTAGCCCTACTCTTCTAAGCCAGTACCACACGCTTGACCGAGTTATGTTTTTATTATATTTTCTATTAACATATTCCGCTATTTCTCTCTGCGTCATTCCTTTTTTTATACAATCCAATAGAAACTCTTTTGTCATTATCTCTCTCAATTTCATCGTCAACACCTCTTTATTAGTAGATAAAAGTATAATATTTTCTGTTCGTCCCCTTTCTACTGACCTTCATAACGTAACCCAGCTTAACTAGTTCATTCAGACTTCTTCTAACTGAATAGACAGAATAACCAACGTTGTTAGCTATAGCCTTGACTGTAAAAGCTTTATCTCTATTATTCGAAAGGAACTCTATAACGAGTTCCGTACAACTTTTTCCCTCTACATCAACTTCTTTCCTTTTTTCTCTCAAATCCATCTCATCATAATTCATACTTATATTCACCCCCATCATCAATTTTTCCTTCAGAAAAGAAGGGGCAAATAACTCTATAGCTGCAAACCAAACAATGCAGCTTTAGAGCAATATGTCTTCCATTACTCCTTTTTATACCCTTGAACGTTTCAACTGGTTTTCTAAAAGCTTCTTGGCAACGAAAAAAGTCTGTCTTATCCTCCACATCTACCCATTTTGCTTTGTAACTACTTCCACCACCTAGATTAACTAATAAAGCTCTATGAACGTCATAACGTCCATTGATGTAATTCCATTTACTCATAGGATATTTTATTTGTCCATTCCTTTTCATTTCCTCATATTTCCCAGTCTTGTAAAATAGCCAATCATAGCCCATTAGTTGTATCCTATATTCCTCTTTATAATCAGCAGAAGTTTTCCAGTCTATTAGTACTGTTTCCATTCCATTCTCTGTCTCTACTTCTCCTATTAAATCTATCGTACCTTTTAGAGATTTAAAAACATCTATCTTTCCTCCTTCTCTATGGATATAAACCAATGTCTCCTCTGGAGCTATAGGTTTAACACCATAGTCATCCATAAAAGAATAGAAGTTCAACAACGCAAGCTCTATATATTCTTCAAATTCTCTTAACATAGATTTATTTTTTGTTATGTATTTATATAATCTTTTATCAGCCTCGTTTAATTCCAATGCCACTGGTCTTAAGCCTAAATCTTTTCTTATTTCGTTTTCTATTCTATGATGGACTATCGTTCCTTTAAGAGCGTAAATATTTGACTGTACTCTATCTACTCCTTTCTTACTATGAATTGGGTTTAAAACTGCAGTCATTTGACAAACATAAACACCCACTAAATCTGATACTCGTGGTATCAACTCATAAGTTTTATCGTCTAACCATACCTTATGTGGCATCTTCACTCCTCCTAAAAAAGAAAAAAAGAGAAGGTTAGTGATGTTTAAGATGTTGACGACAATAACGTTCTCCTTCTACGGCACGTCTGGAACATCTCTTTCCAGACTTGGTTATGGCTTCACATTGTCTATATCCGCTGTTCTCTTCTACCTTCTCTTCTATTGTCTCTACTTCTTTTATTTCTTCTTTAACCTCTTCCTTAACCTCTTTATTTCTCTTAAACCATTTCCATATCATTCTTCATCACCCGTTATTTCTTCTACCTTTTTTACTTTACAGAATTTTAAGTGAGCTTGTAGATTTTTGAATTCTTTTTTACAGTAGGGACAAATTCCTCCTTTTCCTTTCTTTTCGCCTTCTTCTGCCTTTTCCAATGCTCTTTGTCTTATTTTTTCTATTGGCAAAGTTTTGAAGTCTTTATCCTCTTTTGTTACGTCTACGATTTCCTCCAAGTCTTTTACTTTATATTTTTCTAAATCAGAATTTCTTCGTAGAACTTCTTTCAAATCCAAAGTTTTTCCTACAACTCTTTCTGTAGGGTCTAATACTTCCATTAAATTGTCATCTATGGGTCTTTCTCTTTTCTTCCTCTTTGGCATGTAAAGTGTCTTTTCTACGATTGTTTCTACGTCCTTTTTATCTATGAACCAATCATTAGCTATGTCTGCCGCTTCTTTACTAAGTACTAGGTTTCTCTTACAAAAAACTGCGCACTCTGTAGAGCTGTAGGGCACTTTTACAAAATTTGCACATCTTTTTATATACATACACATTTTTAAATCACCCTTATTAACATTATTAATAATATTAATAAACCATTGACTGATTTTACTGTACAGTCATTATTTTTAAATTTTTCGGTATTTTTAGAGTTTTTCTTTTAATTCATCAATTTGAGACTGAAGGTCATTAACAGCTTCGACGAGTTCATTAACTTTCTGTATAATGTAATCAAGGACTACTTCAGTATACTCACCAGAATGAAAAGCGTTAAAAAAGACTCTATCATCAATTCTTCTAACTTTGCACATCTTTCACTCCTCCAAATTTTCTTCCACCAAAATGAGAAGCAAGGAAAGTTTTGCCAAAGTCGACCTCATAGTATTCATTACTGAGATAGACTTTAGCTCTTTCAAAGGCATGTTCACGTAAATATTTGCAGTTATCAGCGAAATCTATTATAATAGAATTTTCCTTTCCTTCATACATACGCAGAGCCCTACCAATAGCTTGGATAATCTTTATGGCGCTTTTTCCCCCACAAGCAAGAATAATAGCAGAGAGGGGAGGCATGTCAAAACCTATCCCAGCGAGTTTAGTAGTACAAATGAGAGCTGGAAAATCTTTATCAAGTTCTCTAAATTTTTGTATCTTTTCGTCTTTTTTGGGGTCTTCACTACTGGTGTAAGGAAAGCCAGAAAGCTCAGAAAGAACACGAGCATGGTCAATTCTATCAACAAGTATCAAAACGGGTCTTTTCTCCTCTATGAATTTGTAAGCATGTTCAATAATTCTATCATTACGTTCATCGTTAGTAACGATAGCATCAAGATAAACCTCTTCATAATTAGCATGACGAGGAATATAGGGCATAATAACTTCATCGAAAATTATCTTCAAAGGAACAGCTCTGCGACGTTCAATAAGCTCATCAGCAGTAATAGTACAAACTCTTTGACCTATTAGACCAATATACTCTAAATCTCTGTTGTCTTCTCTTTTATTGAATGAACCAGTGAGACCAACTCTGTATAAAGCTGGAATGTAAGATAAAGCAGCTATACCACTATCAGAGCCCGCAAGATGCACTTCATCGAAGATTATTAAACCAACATTGAAAAGGAAGAATTTACGAAGATTTCTATTCCGTTCATTAAGTTTTTCAGTTTTAAGTTTTTTAGACTTAATGACAGAAGATATAAGGCTCATAGTGGCAACAAAAATAGCTTCCTTACCATTTCGGTCATAAAACATTATACCACTACTAATTTTCTTCTTTTTCGATAAGTAAAGAATTCTTCTCTCTATTTGAGAAACCCATTGGTCACGAATAACAGTAGTAGGAACAATGATAACAGTAGGGGTTTTAAGATAAGCTAAGAGATAAACGCCAAGAACGGTTTTGCCCATTCCAGTAGCACCATCGACAATACCTCTAAATCTGTTCTTTCGGAGTTTTTCAAAAGCTTTCTCTTGATGGGGGAAGAGTTTCGTAGAAGGGTTCAGCTCTATATCGATTATATCCTTTGGTTCTTTATATTCTTCGATGATTTTAAACTCAACTCCATTATACTTAAGCATAGCAACAACTGGTTTCAATAAACCAGTTGGAAATCTCTTAGTTCTTGTATCATACAAATAGATTATTCCATTTCTAACATAATCACTATACAGACTACCTACTTTTTTTCTATCAATCTCCATATTCTTCAGTTTAAATAGATAATTCGGGTCGGTATAAGAACAAATTCTTCTAATCAAACTTTCGCCTTTAGGAGTGGGATTCTTGACATAAGTATAGATATTACCTACATGCAGCTCCATCATTTCTTTCACCTCACTTAAAGAAGTCAGTTATTTTTCTTTGTGTTGAAATAATGTTGTTAAAATCCAAACCTACTGGTTCTAAAACTTGTTCAAGAACGTTGCCCATCCACTGAACATATTTGTCTTTATCTATTTGGTTCATAGTCGCTATTTCAACTGGCATAGCTGTTGAACCGCAGATTTTAGGGTCAGTCTTTACGTAAGTTATAACACTACCTTTAGGAAGAATTGTTTTTATGCTGACTTCATCCTCAAACTGCTCAGAGATGTATTTATACAATTTTTCAGCAGCTTTAACGTGGATAGGCTTATTAACAGTGTAGTCTTCTATGTCCTTTCCAAGAACGTTTCTAATGCTTAAATCTAAAACATCTATGTCCATAGTATTCTTGGTCAAGCCGTAATAATATTTCTTGATAACATTTGTAATCCTATCCTTTATAAAGTTTATGTTGTTTTCATTCAACCCTTTCATAACTTCAATGACTTCATTAAAAACATCCTTTATAAATTTCGGTGTATTTCTCTTTTTACCAGCCAAACCTTTAATGTCTATTTTTCCATCTTTAAACTGACCAACGTAATTCTTCTTTTTGTATAACGCTAACCATTTAAATTCATAATCAACACCAAGTTCTAGATGCATTCCTTCTCTTACAAATCTTATCAAATCATTAATCACTTCTTCATCGTCAGTATTAATGAAAATACTGTCAGTATCAGAGTAAATCACTTCAATTCCTCTGTGACCGTAATTCTCTCGAACATACTCTACTAACGTTAATAGACTTCTTCTTGCTTCTGCTGTAATGCTTTCAGCAACTGCTTGAGCATAATAAGGATTAGTAGGAGCACCAAATACACCATAGCTGGCATTTATCACTATCTTTAAAGCTTGCTCTATTGGTTTGAACAAAGGATTTTTCTTTGCTTCTTTCTTGAAGTAAAAAACTCTGACATTCTTTACAGCACCAACAACTTCACTAAGAATCCCTCTACGTAGCTTACAAACATGATGACCTACCTCGAATACTTTGTTAGACCTACACTCCAAATGTTCACAGTTAATAGTCGAGAAGCAAATATTCTTAACATCAATGACAGAAGGATATAAACTGGCAAAATCGAGAGTAGTTACATTAAAGTGCAAACCTTTCTTAGGTTCAAGAACTATAGCACCTTTATAACCCTTTCCTTCTATTATAGCTTCACTCTTACCCACTCCTAACTTACTTAACAAAAATTTATTTGGAAAATAAAAGTTCTTCATAATCATATAACGATGCATTAAACCTAAAACTATCGAAGAAATTCTTTTTCTGAAAACACTTTCAAAAGTCTGATTACCTATACGCTGAAGAATTATAGCCAATTTCATAACTATTTCATCATTAAAAGTGCAAAGTCTAAAGGTCAAATCTACGTCTTTAAGATTGTAATAGGCAAGTTCATACATACTTAAATTCCTTATTTCCCCTTCATACTTGTATTTCTCTTCACCCAAGAGTGCTTGGGCGACATCATCGAGAGTGTTACGTTCATAAGCACCTTTAAAAGCATAATTCTTAATACTGGGATTGCTAAAGAAGCTATATAAATCTATCAAGAACTTTCCTCTTATACCTTTAGATATTGTCCCATCTCTTTTCATTACTCCCCAAATGTTATCATGTTTTATACCATAGATATCCGCTCTATTGCAGAGATAAGGTAAGTCGAAAACATCAATGTTATAACCAACAACTATCTTTTCTGGAGAGAAGGTTAAATAACGAAAGACGTTAAATAAGAGTGTTTTTTCATCCTTACAAACAATAACCTTTTTTCTCACATTAAATTTATCTTCAACAGTTTTTTCAATATTTCTAGTCTTATCAGAAAGAATAAAAACTATTTCTTCTCTTTCACTCTTAAAAGCAACAGAGCTGACTGGATATAAGGGATTGAAACTATCCACAGCCATACGTAAATTATGGTCAACTTCTATGTCTATAGCAAGGATATGTTTTCTGAGAGTAGGTATTGGTGTAATGAAAATTTTTGTTATATAATCAAAGAGTTTCTTTTCTATCCTTTGTAATGCATCAATAGAATAAATTTCATGTTTTTGTATTGCTTCTGTATCCACATCAAGTTCATAATAGAAGTTCTCTTTTGTGCCAATAAGTTTGTAAGGCATACCAAGAATTATATCGTCTTTATTCATTATAAAGACGTCTGCATATTTAACATGGTTATTAAATACAAATTGTTCTGGTAGAAGCTGACTAAAACCAGTTCCTTGTTTGTTAGTTACGAACAAAGGACTGGTAAGTTCAATTTTGGTAATTTTTTCTAACCTATGGTTAATAGGATTCTTAATAGTGACTACTTCAATATTTGCTACTTTTGTTCTATCCCAATCTCTTCTCCTAGGGTCAAAGTAATGTTTAAGAACTTCTGGAATAGTAAGCAATTCTTGAGGTTTGAGATAAGTATAGAAATAGGGATAGACATCTCGAACATATTTTTCCCATATTTCTCCTTCCTCAGTCAAGAAAACTAATATTTGCCCATAGCTTTCCTCTTTCGAATATTTAGTAGAAAGTAACCATCCTCTCATCAAACTCACCCCTTATTCGTTCTACAATAATATCATAATAAATTTTGCTTATATCACAACCATAAACATTACAATTATTTCTTAATGCAGCTATCATTGTTGTTCCACCGCCAGCAAACATATCCAAAACTGTCAATGTTCTAACACCAAAATCTCTATGGCTTTTTATAGCCAATTCTGGTAAAGTCATAGGAAATTCTGCGGGATTATGTTTCTTCAAACTTTTATTATACTTCAATATTGGTATGCTCCACAAATCTCCTATATCTTTAAAAAGTTTTCCATAATTTCTAATCATTCTATCTCTGGAGGTTTTATATCTCTTATCGTTCAGATATTCTTTGGAAAGCTCCAAACCTATATTAGCTTTGTTAAGTAAGGGTTGTTTACTTTCAAAATAATCTTCTTTGGCAAAGAAGAATATATCTTCGGTATAAACAGAGAAAGTTCTTTTATTGACATTAGGATTAATCTGTTGTTTATTAGGCATAAACCAAACTATTCTTTGAACGTATTTCCAATCAGTCATATCCTCTATAGCTTTAAGAAATTTAGTATATAGTAGCCTTCTTTTCAAAGCATTAGTAGAACCTTCTTTAAGATTGATATACATTATTGCATCATCATTGCAAATCTTATCAGTTCCTATGAAGCTTTCTACTAACATCGTTAAATATTCATCATCGTTTAATCTATCGTTATAACCTTCATATTTAACACCCAAGTTGTACGGAGGAGAGGTGACTATAACATCTACTTTAGGCAACTCTTCCTTGAAGGTTATTTTAAGATTTAACATTTCTATGAAGGTCTTTGCATCAATATTCTTAACAAAAACTATGTTCTTTTTTTCATTCTTCTTTCCCCACATTTGAAACCACCTTCTTTACATAAACTATTTTTCTTCCACTACTTTTCTTTTCTCTAACCATTAGCTGCAGACCAGCTTCCGATAATACAACAGAGGGAAGTTGCAATACTTTAGGCACTACATCCTTCTTAAGATAAGCTCTGTTCAAAACCTTGCTCATAGGTTGTATTTCTCCATTTATAATTCGGTCAGCAGCTACTATGAATTTGGTTACTTCTTCATCAACAACGTAACCATACTTCAACCAAACATTAGTAATGACCTTTAAAAATTTTTCTGAATATTTAGTTCTATTGTAGGAAACAATATGAGGTCTGCTAACCCCTTCATCAAACTTTAACAATTCTTCAATATCTTTTTTTGAAAGACCATAGGTATAAACTATGCTTCTTCTCTTTGCTTCTGGGTCTTTAACTCTACCAATAGTTTGATAGAAGGTTTGATAAGCATTACATTTATCCAACAGTTCAGTTAGAGTAGGAATATCATATTTTTTGTAAAGGTTAAGTTCCTTATAGTAAAGAGCTAACCACCTATAAGAATTAGGTGGAACGAAAGGAGTTAAAATCGTTATCATTATTCTCCTCTTACTTGAAACTCCTACGGTCATATCACTCCTAAAATAGGTTATCTTTACTTTTCTATCTATGACCCCTTCATATACCAGTCTTATCAAATATTTGTAGATTTTACCAGAGCTGGGAGCAACAATCATAACATCCTCTGGGTTATGGAGAGAAAGAACATTAACAAGAAAGTTCTTAAGTCTTTTAAAAGAAGTTTTAGAGAATTTAGTATAAAAGTGAGAAAGAGAAATAGTAACAGTATCAGCAACAACAAGTTGTTTTTTATTGGTTTCACGAGGGTCACCAACTATAACTTTCTTTAGATTAAGACCAAGAATATCAGAAAGGTTAATGAATGGAAGAGTAGCATCAGTAACAAGAATTTGTTTTCTGAAAGAGTAAGCCTTAAACTCTCTCAAAAAATCTCTAATAATTATAACCGTAGGCTCTGTTGTAACTGAACAAATGAAGTTATAATCAAGGGTCTGAATGTTGTTAATGTAAAAATGATTAGAAGTTATAAGATTGATAAATAAATCTAAATCTCGAAGATAAAGGTTTTCTTTCTTGGTCATATTCTCTATAATTGAATGATAAACTGACAATCCCTTATCTATATTCATTCTTTCTTCTTCTTCCAGCCAATTCTCAATCTTCTCCGTAAAACTATCTTTGAAAGCTCCAGCCAGAAACAAATCGTCAATAAAATCATAAAATGAAGAAAGGGCGTATTCTACACTCTTTATGAATTTTTCGAGTTTATGACCATGTCTATCCTTAAAATAAACTAACTGTGAAGAGACCTCATCGAGAAAGTTATAGACATTTTTATTAACATCTTCACTTATAAGAACAAAATTGATAGGAGACTTTTGAACTAAATGACTAATTTCATCAAGAAAAATAATATCAATATAATCCAAGAAGAATTGTCTAAAGAAATTATCTTCCATCAACACTATATTCTTAAGTTTATCATAGGTTATAAAGAAGACATCAAACTTATCAATATAGTTGAGAATTGTAGCATAAGCACATAAATCTCCACTGGATTTTCCTACTGCGTATTTCTTACCGTTTTTATCCACAAATGGATAAGAAAAGTTACTCTTAAAATATTTACATTCTCTTCCTTTACTATCTATACAAGGAGGTTTATTATGATAAGGCAATTCAACATAAGCTATTTTCTGTCCCTTGAACTTCTCCTTGAGTTTATTTACAGTCATTTTCAACTTCAAACAAGAATTAAGATTGTTTGCTATTATAGCTGCATTAATGTCTTTATTGTATTGTTCCTTTATAATGTTTATAGCTTCATTTATGGTTCTAAATCCTATAGCATTAGTCGGAGCTACAACTAATAACCTTTTCTTTTTCTCTTTAGCGACCTTAACAAGAGAAGTAGTTACACCACATCTTGTCGATTTAACTAATAAAGCATCTTCTTTTTTATCCACCACATCAGATAATATTTTATTTATTTTTTCAAATCCTTTATCTATCTTTTCAACAAATATTCCTTTGATTGTTTCATTTTTTAATTCTTCAAAAGGTAACTCTTTTTCCTTCTTGAAACCAGTTGTTTCCCTATATTCCTCTAAACAATAAGTTCTTCCACACTTCAAACAATCTTCTGCTGTTACCATTCCATAAAATTCTGAAGAAGGGTCAGACATTTTTTCGCAAGAAGGGGGAAGATAAGGATTATTAACATCACCTACGGCATAAGGCATATAGAGAGCAAGTTTGTGCCGATTTTCTGGAGCATTATCTTTTTCATCATTAACGAAAAAACGAATAAATTTAGCTATATCATTTACAGTATAACCTTTGTGTAACAGATAACGAACCAATATCATTCTTGACCAAAAACGGTCAGTCTTTTGAAGAAAGTGGTTGTATATACAAGGAGGACAAACTTTGGGGTCATCAGAAAACCTTTTCCTCATGTTCAATAAAACTCTTTTACTTTCTTCTCCGAGTTCTTCAAATTCCAATGGTATTCTATTAATGTTTCTTCTAACGGCAGCTAGAGTACCCTTACTCATTATTGGTTCTCTAACTACTGCTTCATCTCTTATTATCTCTTCCATCTTTTTCTGTTCAAAATCGACTTCAAAATCAAACAACGGAACTTTAACTCTTTCAATTTGTAAAGTAGTTAATAAAGAAGAACCAATAGTTCTATCTATATCAATCGAACCATCTTCTTTGTAAATAACTGGTACACAATATTTAGGTTCACGACCTTTAAGATAAGGAGAATAAGGAGCTCTAAAAAGCCTTCGACCTTCAGAATACATGTTCAAATCTATGGTTATTCTAACATTAATACCAGCATAATTGTAAATTTTAGTAATTTTCTTCCCAGATTCTTGGAAAAACCCATCACAAGTGCTATCGCAAGTATGTCTTTTATATTTGAGATATTTAGAACAAGGTTTAAACAAACTTTTTTCTGGTTCTTTTATATTCCAAACAATATCATAAAAAAATCTCTTAGGTATAGGTTCTGGATATTTTTGAACAAGATAAAGACCCTTACCACTAATATAAACCAAAAATTTATGTTTTGTTTCTTTCAGAAATTTTGAAAAGAAATCTAACACTGCACTTAACTTTAAAATTCTACTTTCTTCTTCAGTTAATTTACTTTCTACAACTTTAGGAAGATAAACATCAACATCTATAACAAACATTGTGTGGTCTTTACCCTCTACGGAACGAAAGAAGGGTAAATGATACATCAATTCAGTATGATTCTTAACCCAAGCTTTTATCTGTTCTCCTCCTTTTCTTCCTCTTATAGCATTAGCATAATCATTAGCGTTATTCATAAATTCATCCACAGCTAATGCTATCTCATCGAATACAGTCATTTTCACCACTCCTTTTCTTTTTTATGAAATTTATTTCAACTTGTTCATTGTTCGAAAGAATACACATGATGAAGCTCATGTAACCACCCAAAAAGTCACTATTATAATTTCAGATATGGTTCTTATAAATTTTTCTATAAAATAAAAATAGGGAAAAATTTATAAATTATAATAAACAACATTAAAATGAATTAGAATGTTACTTAGAGATACATTGCTCTTATACGGAAAGAATGAAAGATTACTTAAGGTTTTAAAGGATATTCTAACAGAATTTGATGTATATGTTGTAACAAATGAAGAGGATTTGATGCATGTATATGAGGCTATTCTACCAGATTTTGTAGTCATAGCTGCAGATAAGAGTATAAAAAATGTTGATGTAATCGAACTCATAGAACAAATGAAGAGTATAAACAAAGACGTGCAGATAATCATAAGCAAAGACAAAAACGGAGTAAAAGACATAAAGATAAAAACATTAAATATACTAAAGGATATTGAAAGAGAGGTAGAAAGGGTCTCAACTAAACAACTACGAAATAAACTTTATCGATTAGAGTTGGAGATAGCTTCCCTAAGGGAACAACAAGTTATGTTGACTGCACAACTGGAGCAGTTAAAGATAGAAGTTAGTAAATCTCATATAAATATAAAGAATTTAATCAATAGAGTAACAAAAGGCGGATTACTGAGTTATAACGCCGTCAGTATTCTGATAATGATTTTATCAGCAATCAAGAACAACAGTTCTACATTTGTGCAATTAGTAGTTAATAACCCTATTCCTTTCGCTATACTCAGCTTTGGGATAATATTTACATTGTTCATTGTCATACCCAATATCTATAAGAAGATAACTAAACAAGACGAGAAAAACTATCTATACAAATTTACTGGCATAAACAAAGAGGTTTACGAAGAAATAAAGAAAGAAGAAAAGAAAAAATATAAACGAAGATTTATCTAGGATTAACAGTTGGAGGACTACCAGTAGGAGGCTCTGGAATATCTTCTGGGTCTGGAGGTAATTCTACATTTTTTTCAGCAAAGACTAGTAAAATCCATCGTTTGACCAAATCAAACATCTCTGCTAATTCTTCTTTGGTAACAACGCCATCAGAAGCTGCTAAAGCCGAAGTTTTGATAATCTTTTGAAGTAATTCTATGGATTCTGGTAACCTCTCACGTCTATAGAGGAAGACTAATATAGTAATAATTACAGAAATTACAACAGACAAAATCAATATAATCATAGCTAAATTGAAATCGATATACATTTTCACTCAATAAAAGAAAGATAAAAGTAATATATAAACTTTTCTATCTTTTTATCGATTATAAGCTAAAGAAATAATCAAGAGTTTTATCAACTTTTTCAGAGAGAACAATCTTTGGTTCTTCATCGACGTATTTTAAAATCGAAGAGTTACCACAATGGATACAACGAATGTTAGAGGCAAGATTTAACAAATCGTCTGGTCGAACATAATATTTTTGGGTATTGTAACAATGAGGGCAACTATAGATAACAGAGACGAATTCTTGAGAAAAAACTACTTGTTTACCGTTATATACCAACTTATTGTTCCTAATGGCTGTTCGAATGAAGAGTAACTTTTCATAAGGAGAGAGAGAAGAAAAAGGAATAGAACTCATTTTTTCTCACCTTTTAGTTGTTGTTCACGACTAAGGCGTTGGCGGAATAGGATTTCTTTGAAAATCCTACGCATATCGTTGCAGTCAAAACCAGTAAGAACTATTGGTTTAAACCATTTTTTAGGGTCATCAGAGAGTTTAATTTTTTCAATGGTATTGACAATGGTACGTTTATCTGGGTCATAAATAGCTTTGTATTGCAGATGAAAAATTAGATTAAATAGACGTTTAAATTTATCCTTACTTTTACGACTAGAACCTCCGAGAGTTATATCGGTTAAACCAGTGGGCTTAATGTAAGGGCTCTGGTCATCAGCAATATCATGAGCATAGACATCCTCTTCAGCCGTAATGAAGAAGACATCAGCATTTAAGTCCATTAATGGCATAACAAATTCCATCAACATTATGGTTCTAGCTTTACCATAGTCCGCTGGTATAGGAGTAGGATATTTTAATGTTGAAAAGTAAGCGTTAAGAAAAATGTCTTCAATTCCATCAGCAGTATCAACCACAATTATAGCATGTTTGTCAGTGTTGTTCTTTACCCAATTTTTGACGAAGTTAAGCATTTTCTTAACTTCAATCATGCTTGTTATTCTTTTCATTACGCCCTCTTTATCACGAGGAGCGTATATTCTTTTGAGTTGTTCAGAAGTGAATAACTTCTTTAATACTTCTTCGATGTTCTGGACAGTATCAGTGGGAAAAATGAAGAGATAATTCTCTTTACCTCTATCCATAAAAAACGAGGAGAGAGCTAAATGTGTTTTACCTACATGTGTTTCACCATAGATAAGACCTTTAAAGAAAAAATTTTTCTTGGCGAAGTCTTCAGTAACAATATTTTCATTCGTAGCGATAATAAAATCATCCTCCATATCTATCACCTCTTTTTAGAGCTACGGGAATTACTTACCAATTGTGATAATTGATATTTAATCTCATTTAAAATCTGTCTCACATCAAACAACAATTCATAAACATCAGTAACATCTGGTAGAATTCTACGTGTATCATCAACTAATACCTTTGTTATTTCATCCGAAAGTTGTTTTAGTTCCTCTCTTTTAGATAAAAGTTTTTCAGTTTCCAGTTTCTTTATACCCTCATCTTTTTCTTTATCCTCATTTAACTCTTTTAATTTTTTATCAATCTCTTCAATCTTTGTAGAAAAATATGATTTAAGTAAATTATAGATTTGTGAAAGGACCTTTACTCTTTCCATCTTCATCACCTCAAAAAATTATAAAAATAAAGAGAATTAGGCTAACATATCCATGTCAGCCAAAATTTGGTTAACCAATGGCTCATAGCTGTCATCAAGACCATCAATGTGGTCAAAACGTCCAAGCTCTTTTAGAGTTTTATAGTTGGTCTTGCCAAGCATCATTACACTAGTACTGTTTAACACTTCTTTGATTTGAGCTATGATATCATCGTCTTCATCAACTTCTCCAACCTTCTCAGAAGGTTCAATAGTCACTTCTTCAACGGAAAAGGGTTCAACTTTTAATCCGTCAAGCTTGGAAAGACATTTAGGATTGTCAGTAATAAAGGAGGCGTTGACTTTAATCCAGATGATGTTACGAGTGGGGTCTTTATTGTATTGAGTTACACGACCAAAGAAGTAAGCCTCAGTGTTAGCAAGGTAATCACTTAGACTTACTCTCTGTAACTCTGGGTCTTTAAACTCTACTATACCACCATCAATGAGTTCATTGAGACCAGTTAAACAAACTCTGGTTTGTCCAAGTCTCTGAGGATAAACAACACATTCAACATAATTAACGTCTTCCTCTGTTTCTTCTGCATCAACGGGTCTAACCAGTTTTATACGACCAACGAAGTTAGCTTCATCGGGATATTTCTCGTCAATTCTTGAGCAAATAACTGGATAAGTTCCTATGGTAGCAATAGGATAGACCATAATCGGATTGCCCTCATCGTCATATTGAGGTTTACCGTTAATAATCAATTGTTTCTTTGGCTGACTTTTATCTTCGCCTACGATGTCTAATCCAGCAACATATCTAATTGTTGCCTTTAAAATTACTGGTTTGTAGAGATGCTCACGAGTTAAATCTTCTGGAGTGATAGCATTCTCTTTTAGATAATTATAGAACACTTCTGGTTCTAAAACATCGTCTAGCTCTTCAACAAAATTAGCAGTAGCAGTGTCAAAATTTTCATTCTTTGAACAATAGAGTTTATATTTCTTAAATGGTACAAAACGTCCATGTTCACGAGTTTTTTCACCATTAATGATGAAATTCGGTGTATGACCAAAGACTGTTACTTGGTAAATTTCTTTTTCCTCTGGGTCAAAGAAGTATGAAACTTGTCTGCGTGGAACGTCCTCTTTACGAGGATTAATCTGGTCACTGGCACTGATAAAGTACCCTTCAAGAACTAAATCTGCTCTGATTACCCTTTTCTGTAAATCTCTTACAACTTTATTGATAGCGAAGACCATCTTTTTAGTAGCAAAGACTGGCGATTGATAGACCTTAGTGGCTACTTCTCTTATAGTCTCTTCACCTAAATTCTTCACGGCGTTTTCGCCGAGTTTTCTACCTACATGCTCACTCACTATACCGATAAAAGTCTCTAGTGAGACACTATCGGTCTGTTCAGATAACACTTTTTCAACCATCTTTTTCACCTCAATTCTTGGTCAAGAGAAGGTTATTTTTATCCTTTATAAATTTTTCTATATTTTCACTTCTTTTTTAACCATCCTTACAGTCTTACAGAAAGGACAGTACATCTCTTCACGTCTATAAATTACAAAGTAACACTCACTACATAAGAAGGAATGACAATTAGGGCAATAAAAAAAGAATTTTAGAGAAGGGTTAGTTCTTTCTGTATCTCCACATAATGTGCATTTCATAACAATCACCTATTTTATATATTACTTACGGGTATAAAAAATTTACGATAAAATATCATTTTTACAAAAAACCAATAAACCCCCTCTTATTTCCAAAACCTTATAGGTAGTAAAATACATCTCTAACAACCTAACAATTTCACTCTTCTCAAATCTTTTTTGAAAAGTGCCCCTAGATGTAATCACTCCATCACAAAAAGGAACGCCGTTTATTTTTTCTTTTATACTCCTAACAGATAAGAACAATTTTCCACCACGTTTTAATATTCTTCTTATATCCACCAATATTTTGTGACGAGTCTTTTCTAAAACTGTATTTAATACATAATGACATAAAACGATGTCATAATAGGAATCAATTAATATCTCCTTATACGGATAAAAATTTGGGTCATAACCAACTACATTAATACCGTTTTTTAATAGCCACTCTACATCTCTGCCTCTCCCACATCCATAGTCTAAAACTTTGCCATATAATAAACCCTTTTCATATAATAACCTTGTTGGCACACTTGCTTTCTTACGTGCTTTAGCTGTTCGCATAGAAGACTTCAACTCAGAAAAAGAAGGGGGGAGCATATTATTACCTCCTATATATCAATGCCATACAGAAACGTATAAACGTCATTAATGTCGCCAACGTCCATTATGTATGCCTCAACTTTATCATCTTTGATTACTTCTACCGTTAACCCTTTGTTTTTCTTAATCATGTTAAGCATTTCCATAAAAGTTGTCTCTTTATCGAACTCTTTCTTCACTCCAACTCTCAACCCAACCTTTTTAACAAATTCTTCATATTTCTCAAAAGTTATCTCGTTTAGCCACTGTGTCTCATTAATTTCAAGGTCATCATTAACATACAGAGCTAACATTCCTACAACAGAATAAGTGTACATATCTCCTCCTAGGAAGACTATCACTCGATAGATGTTCTCTTTAAGATATGTGCTCAATTCGTCAAAGATTTTCTCTAAATCAATCCATGGCATTATCAGTTTTTCTATATCTTCATTTAAAAACAAGAAGTTACACTCTATAAAATCTATAACAAACAAATCATATATTCGTGGTTTAACCACTATATATTCACTCATCTTTATCACCTCCTTTAAAGATTTCAAAATTCTCTCTTATATACTTTCCGAATTTATCACTTGCAACTTCTAAATAGCGTTCAACTACGTAAGCGAATAAGTCTGCAAAGCGTTCATCTTCTTTTATCTCCTCAACGAAGTCAAAATCTATTACACTACTAAGAACTGTTGCACTTTTATGGTGTATTAATGCAATAGATAAAGTATAAGGAAGGGGCTCCCCTTCCAACAGATATCTCTGTACCACTTCTCCATTAATCTCTTTTATCTTGCTCATTTTTACCACCTAAACCTTCATTTTGATAATTTCCTTCATATTTCTTGGAGCTTTCTTGAGCCTCCATGATAATAATTTGACAGAAGTAAGGTTTTTTATCGACTTCAAACGGAAAGCCAAAGCTTGGAACAACCAACAATGTTCCCCTACCTTTATAACCACTGTCCCAAAGAGCAGAGTGGATAATGAAACCCCTTCTAGACCAACTGCTTTTTGGTAGAACATAGCCTACAACTGTTCCATATTCAGTATGTAAGTCTATTATTTCATGAGTTCTAAACAGAAGGGGTGTATTAGGCAATAGATAAACCTTCTCTCCTCCAAAGTCTAACGGAGAGAGAGCTTCATAGTCTTTCTCATTTATTTTCTCATGTAAGGGTTTCGTAATTGGTAAATAGATTTCTTCTACACTTAAATCCACACCATTCGGCTGGATTTGTTTTTCTGGCTCACGTAAATTTTTTACATATCCTCTTTTATATGCTTCTCTTCCGCTTATTATCATTCTGATTCCTCCTTCTTCATTATCAATTTTTTAAACTCTTCAACTAAAGCATAATAACCTTTCATCAAACCACATTTAAAATTTTCAAGACTGCCTATTACGTCTTTTTCACCAGTAGCATAATAAATGTTCAATAATTTCTCTTCATTTTCTTCTATAAAGTTGTTTATCACTCTCAGTTGGACTATTAAATCCATTATGAAAGCAACATTCTTTTGTTTGAAAAAAACATCTTTATTCTCACTCATTTTCATCATTCCCCCTTTAATTTTCCTTTTTTTCTCCAACTACACTCAAAAAAACCTTCCCATTTTCATCAATATATTTTTCAGTTCTTTTAAAAGCAGAGTCTAAACATTGATAATATAAATGTTTTACAAACGTCTCTAAAGGAGAATCTAAATCATCTGCTATAGCACGAATAATTGATAAGTTGGTCTCTGCAAGAGAGTGTACTGAACCAATATTCTTATCATTTAACTTAAGAGCTACAACAACTTCAATTTTTACATCATTTCTCTCATCATTTTTCTCATTCATTTTTTACCACACTCCTAAATTGGTTATAACTAAATCCTCTAACATATTTAAAAAGTTTTCCTTTTTTATTCTCTTTTTATAGTCCTCATAACTTTTACAATCTTTGTAGTAAGGCATAAAAAATAAGTTATGTTGAAAAAGTGGCATTGAACCTATGAGCAAAACAACCTCACGTGGAGTATGACACTCATCATAAACTTGTGGATTATAATTTTTGAAAACGTTCATTTTTTATCATCTCCTTCAATTCTCTTATAATTTCTACACTTATAAAAACAACAAAAAAAACCATTGATAATAACATTATTGATGAAATGAATATAGCCCATCCCAGATTTAATCTTATAGAATTAATAAAAACATAGATTGATGCATAAAAACCAAAAGATGTGAAAAAAATAATAAAAACTGTAAACATTATTGTAAAGATGTCCTCTCTATCAATCATTCTAACCACCTCACTATAACGTCCCCTCATATAACATATCATATCTTACAGTAGTATAGATATAACAAAACATGAAAAGAACCTCAAAAAAACATATGAAGCTCATAAAAATTATACCATCAAGAGAAAAATTATACTTCAAAGAGTAGATAATGAAGAAGACAGATAAAAATAAGAGCATAAGATATAAAATCATAATAAGAACAAAGCCTATTAAAGCATCAATATTTATAGTCTTAACCTTATTCTTCTTGCTCATCTCTATCACCTCTAACGAATGATTGTATATTTGGAAAATAAATAACTTCTGGAAAAACTTCTCCAGTTCTCCTTAAGGCTTTTAAACAATATTTTTCTGAAATATCTACACCAATGAAGCGTCTTCCAAGCTCTGCAGCTACTTTAGTAGTCGTTCCTACACCATTGAAAGGGTCTAAAATCAAGTCATTCTTCCAAGTAAAGAGCTTAATCAATCTTCTAACTAATTCTTCTGGAAACATCGCTGGATGACCCCACTTCTTCATTTCTCTCTCTGGAGCAACATTCCACATAGCCTTCGTCCACTCTTTGAACTCATCGGGTGAGAGGTCACTCTCACCCCGTTCCTTCTTTTTGACTCTAGTTCCTTTGCATAGAACATAAACATATTCCCATGTAACTTTCATGTAAGGAGCTGAGGGTTTACACCAACTACCCCAAGTGGTGTATTTACAACCATAGTTATTCTTGTTCCAAATGATTTCATTTCTAAAGAGATAACCATTGTTAAGTAAGCTATTGATTAAATACACATGTAATGGGAAGTAGTCCTTGTAATTAGGCATAAGATTTATTATCAATCTTCCGCCGACTTTGAGCTTGTTAAAAAGAGAAGAAAAGACTGTAGTTAAGAATTCAAGGTGTTGAAAAGAGGATAGACTATCGTTATAATTATCGTATTCTCTGTTATAATTGTATGGTGGAGAAGTTATTATTGCATCAATACTATTGTTCTCTAAAAACGGTATAAACTCCAAAATATCTGTATTAATTATTTTATTCACGTATTCCTTAGTCATTTTCATCACCTTTCTCAATTGTTATCATTTTCTCATATGTCAGCTATATAATCCCAATTTTTTCTTCTTCACTGTTTTCAATGGGTTCGAGGGTTATAGATTTAATATAAAAGAAGAAAGAAAAATAATAATCATCTATCTTTACATTATCCATCTCTATCACTCTCTAATAATAGTTCTCTAAACAATTTTACAATCTTACTGGAATATTTAGAAAGGGCTTTTGTAAGAATCTTATCTAACATGCTTCTTATTTCTTTTTCCTCCTCTTCAAGAACGTCAGTAAAGACAGTCTTGATAACGTCACCAGTATCCTTTAGGTCGATTTTTCCCTTCTCAGCTTCAAGTAAATTTACAGCCTTCATAACTCTACCCTTAGTGATGTAACGTTCAGTAATGTAATCTGCTAAATCTTCTACGGTTCTAATCTTCCCCTTCTTTGCTTTATCAAAACCTACCTTTCCGTTCAAAGCCTCAGAAAAATCTTTATGGACAATCTTAGTAGAACGGTGATAATCACCAGCTTTTATTACGACTCCTTCAATCTGTTTACCGCCCAACAATGGCTTCTTTGTTTGGATAAATTCTTTTGCCATTCGAATAATCTCTTCCTTGTTATTAACTTTTCCCATAAAGAAGATTGGTACTTCTTCTAGCCCCAAGAATTCCAAAATTAGTCTGAAGATGTCATAATGATTCAATTGATTAAGTACAACTGTTTTTTCAACAAGTCCATTTGTTTCTTTATCAAAAATAAGATAACCGTAGACCATATCAAAAACGACAACATATTTTCTTGGAGTTCGTTCATAGAGCAAAATACCTTCTCTGTTAGAACCAAGATATTCGCCAAATATTAATAGATAAGAAGCTACACCCTCTTCTATCTGGTCTTGAAGAATATGAATAAGGCTATCAAATGTATCTGTAGTGAATGTTTCAAGGAAAATATCTATAGCCTTGTTAAAGACGTCGTATTGAAATTTTTCATTCCCCATTTCTACTCTCTTACTACCAAAATGCAACTTCATAGCGCTTAAATCGATTAATATTCTAAAGTTCTTACCATCTATTTTTTCTGTTATCACTATATCCTTATCTAGAAAATCTTCTAGATTAACGTTCTTAGAACTGAAGTGATATATTTTCGGATATTTCTGCATTTCTCTACTCATTTTAATTCCTCCTCTATCTTTTTCTTTAAATCTTTTCCCCTTTCGAGATAGATATTTTGTAGTTTTCTTAGAGCGTTTTCCAACAAGCTAGTATAAGTCGTTAGGTTATCAAGTTCATTATCTGCAAAATATTCATATTCATCTATCAATAAATCACGTATCTTTCGCAAGTATTCTTTATAGGTTATTATTCTTATGACTTTATGAGCACAATAAAGTTGCTCTTCTAAATCTTCATTTATTTTTTCCTCTTGTTCTTCAATCTTCATTTTTCATTCCTCCTCATTGGTTTTCCTATTTTTAAGCATCCTCAGAAACCTTCCATAGTTTTCTTTAATATGATGTTGCATTTTCATCCCAAGAGTTTCAACGGATTTTTGTATTATGTGGAATAGTATCGCTTGATAATCTTCTTCTTTCTCCAAATCTTCACCAAGCTCCAAAGATAGTCCAGCAACTGCAAAAGACCAACCGCCTACTTTTACAGTCAAATATAATTCAATATCACCACTTACCTCATTTCTTTTTTCCGATACACTAACATTCATTTCGGTATTCATATCAATCACCTATAACAACTTTACAAACAGCATTTATAAATCTTTCTTTATTTTCGTTCCTTAAGCCGTAACTTAAATAAATATAGACTTGTTCGAATGTTTAACTAATTGGAAAGAGGACCAAAAGTATATATACTTATATTTCCTCTAATATATTCAAGCATAAACAAAACACCAGCATAGAAATAAGGCAACAACTCTTCGGGTATTTCTTCAGCTATATTAAAAACGTCATAGGGTTCTTCAGACGTTAGAATATAATATAAAATTTCTATTATTTCAACTGGAACTCTGTAATAATCTTTCATTGATACCACCTCAAGAAAAAAGAAAAATAATATTATTTAAACATTTCTAAGAATTACAAGTTTCATCAATTGTGTTTCTCCAATAGAATATATAACCGCTGTCCTTTAAAGAAGAGAAGAGTAAAGCATAGTCTTCAACTTCATCAAACTTAAAGTAGTATAGGTTACCATTTCCATCCTTTGTTTCTACGTATTTATTGTCTAGATTATCTATGAACACTTTTCCAGTACAAATATAACAATAGTAAAAAGCTCCTCTTAAATCATCTATATATTTCCATAGATGTAGTTCTAAATCAGCAGTGTTGCTACTACTCCAATTGATTGTTTCCATCATTAAACCCCCAAAGTTCTATTGATATTCCCTTCTTTCGCATTTTATTGATAAAATCTTTTAACTTCTCCTTCTTTATGGATATTCTAAAAACTCTATAAGCATATATGTGTAATTCTATTATAGCTTCATCGTTCTCATAGAAAAACTGCAAATTCCAACTTCCTCGCAATGGTACAGCAAAGATATCTTCCAACATTTCATCATGGAGTTTTCCATACCAATACGGCACTTTAATCACCGAAATAATATTCCTTCAAAGTTTTATAAACTTTTTTACCATTAGGATTTATGTCAGAAAGAATGAAGTCTCTTTTAAGCATTTGCGCAGCTATGCCCACTATTCCGCTTCCAGCCATGAAGTCCATGATTAAATCTCCTTCATTGCTAAAATGTTCTATTAGACATTTAACCAAATCTAAAGGAAACATTGTTGGATATCTTACTAACCCTTTCCTATATTCTCTTTTGAACTGTAATAGTGCCAAATTTTTTTCTCCTTCTGTACAGTGACTAGTTGAACATCTGTTATTGTAAGTCCATTTCTTACGGTCTTTTGTAAACCAGAAAATTTCATAAATGTTATGATTAGGTCTCTTCCTACAAGGCGGAATAAAATTGTAAGCATAATAAAGTTTACCTTGTAAATATAAATCTACGTCTTCATATTCCATAGCCCAAATTATATTGTCAGCGTTGTTCCAACTGGAAAAAACTAAAGCACTTCCATAATCATCTAGATGTCTTTCGATTGCATATAAAACCATAAGAATGTTATCATAGTATTCTACTTCATTCCACTCAACGTATCCTTCTACTATGCTATCCTTTGTCCTATTATAATTATTTTTATTTTTTCCATCAAACTTTATACCAAACGGAGGGTCAGCTATAATTAAGTTTGCATTCATAGGCTTATAATCAAATAGCTTTTCCATATCCATAACGTGATACTCATTAATCATTTACACCACCTCACTCTATTACCATACATAATATTTCCAAGAGGAGGCTTAGTTGCATAACTGCGAGCACTGATAAAACAATTACAGTAATCCATACGGGAGCTGTAGGCATAGCTAAAATAATATATAAAGCTATAATAATAGATGGAAAGAAGAACAATAAAACAACCAGAGCTGCACTTAAAATAACGGAAATATTATATAATACCTCACCCATTCTTTTCACCTCCTTTTTATATTATTTTTATATTATTTTTGTATTATTTTTGTATTATTTTTGTATTATTTCTGTATTATTTTTGTCTTATAGATGTATTATTTTTGTAATCTATTCCTTGACACTTACACGTCTAAAGTAAGCCACAATCAATGGAACGCTAACTAACACATTCATAACGCTCAAAGCAACAATCATAATAAATTCAGTGATAGTCTTATAGGTGGAAAGTGTATAGAATATTAATAGACCAGCAACAACTAAAGTATTAGCAATAGCAATAAGTTCAAAAATTCTTATAACAAGGTTCTCGATGAACACCATATCAACCACCACCAAATAAAAATAAAAAAAGGAATATAAAAATATTTCTATTTAGTCTTGTTTTTCATCATCTTCTTTTTTACATATTCTATATCAAAAATATCAAACATTAGAAGTAAAACATACGCCCATGTAAAAGCCATTCAGTTCCCCTTCGTAAAGCAATCCACCTAAATTAAATACATCCTCGCCGTTATCAGTCCGTTCCAACAATTCCCTAAAGAAGCTAACGTGTTTATCAGCAACAAATTTAAAATTATCATAGCTGCCCATACCTTCTCACCCCTTCAAAGTTCTACGAATGAAGAAACTTTCTTTCACATCTTCAAACTCACTTAGGAATTTATGATGTTCAGCAAGAAAGTCTTTTAGCCTCTCTTTGTCTAATACTCTGTTTCTTCTTCTAACAAGCTTTACTCTTACTTCGCCGACCTCAAAAGTATCAATGCCATCGTCTTTCATCAAATTCAAAGCTAATTTATCAAGTTCAGACAAAGTAGCCTCAATAGATTTCACTTCTTTTTTAAGTTCCTCTAATCTTTTAATTAATCTAACAACTTCTTCATCAGAGTAAATCTCATAAAGATTTACCCTTTCACCTCTTTTCATACGCTCTAGGACTTCTACCATATTATCACCTCAACATGTGTCCTCATCATAGTTAATGAATTTATCCAAAATGATTTTCTTTATCTTATCTTTAAAGATGCTATATAAAAACTTTTCTAATATTTCCGCATCAAGAGTAAATCTAAATATCTCTTTGCCATCGAGATTGATAATGAGCTCTAAGTCGCCTTTCTTTATATCTGCAATAATTTTCTCATATTGAAGAGGGATACAAATCTCAGAAGGATAACTATCGACAGAGCTATCAGTATAATAATAAATATTCATTTTTATGTTACCACTTTCATTATTCATAAGAACAACACCTCCTTTCTTTTCTTTATGTATTTAATATATTCCTTACAAGGTTTAGGACAGAAGCCTCTGTGGAAACAAGAGGGATTAAGAAAGTTTGCAAGAGGGTAAAGCTCTGTTTCCATTAATGCATCAACCATCTTAGAAGCTACTAATCTAATCTCTTCAGAGGCTTGAGTGCAAAGACGCAAAGAACAAAAATGAATAAGCTCACGGAAGTTCATACCAACGACGATATTGGTAAGCGTTCCCATAGGTAAAACATAACGGGCTTGGTCAAAAGAGAAGCCATTTTCAACCAAAGTATTATAATGATTAAACAAGACCTTCATAGTAGCTTCGAAAGCAGCTTCCATGTCTTTATCACGAATGAGGGAAGGGTCGATAGGAATACGGATTTTAGTCGGTTTTACATGTCTGAAGCTTTGTTGCATATAGGAAGCAATACGATGACGGGTGAGTTGTTGAGCAGTGACTCTACTAATATTCTCCACATAGAAAACCACATTAATGAATTCAAACGGAGACATATGACCATTAACGACAAGCTTACGGATAAAGTCCTTAACCTCCTCTTCTGTGTTATAGAAAGCTTTGTACATAGCCTCATTAAAATCTGTGGTTAAAGTTGAATGTGCTACAGCCTTAATAAATTGTGCTGGTGCGTTATAATTTAACAATTCCACTTTCAAACTATCATACCCATATTCAATTTCCATTTTAACCACCTACTTCATATCGCCCATAAGCCAAAATCTGATAGGTTGAGTAGATACATACCAAAGCTTTTTATTATCTTCGAGGGTACAAGGAATAATAAAAATGATGGCTCGAACCTCTTTACTAGACAACAGTGGTTTATATTTATACAAAGCCGTAGGAACGAGTTCATACATCTTTTCTATTTTATTAAAATCATCAAGGGTTAATATGAATTTATAAACGACGTCAAATTTATCTAGAAATTGTGCCTCATTTTGAAAGAATTTGTGTAAAGCATATTCATCCACCAAGTCAAAGCTACATAATTTTAAAACTTCTCTATGAACGAGGAAGAATAAAAGAAGGTTAAAGAAATCTTCTTCTTCAATAGATGTTTTGACAACATTTGTTGCTGCTTCAATGCCCCAAACTAGGTATTGTTCCTCAACGAAATCTCCATTAGGAAGTGTCTTCATTTGTATGAGAAAGATATCCTTCTTCTCACCCATTCTTACCACCACGCAACAAACTCACTATCTTCATTATTAACCCATTTATCAATGCCAAGCAAAGTCTCAAAGTAGGTAATCAACTGATTGACCTCACGTTCATCAAATTTATCATATAAAGAGTTCTTCTCTTTCTTTAGGGCTTCTAATATTTTCTTTAGGTCGTCCACTGTTAAATCCTCATAGAGTGTAAAACCAAGAAAACTTACGATTGGTTCATACACTTTACCTCTGAGCCAACAGTCTGTGCCAAGCATACCAATTGTATGCCTAACTTTCTTAAAAGGACAGTTGGTCTTCTCACACATAATTCTATCCCACGCATCCTTAACAGCTATACCCATCAATTCACAAGGGTACGGTTGTGGAATGTTATCTAAACCCATTTTTTCATCACCTCACTTATTTCTAAATTTTTTATAATGTTTCTCAAGATTGATAGTAACTCCCTTTTCATCAAAGGTTACTTCATAATCGTAGATTTTATATTCCCCCAAAATGCGAAAAACTTTGTCCAAGTAGGAGCTATCCTTCATCTCTAGTCGAATTGTACCAAAGATTAACACTATCTTTATATTGAGTTGCTCTTTGATTTTGCTTAACATTTCTAAAGTTCTTTTCACATCTTCATTATGAACGAAGTCTGGAAAAAGTCCGTGAGCAACATATAAGTTCTTCGCACAATTAGGACAAAGAACAAAGACATTGTCATAATAGAAATGAATAACGACATCAGTATCGTCGTGACAGAGGGAACAAAATGCTGAACTCTTTTCTCTTCTAGAACTGGAAACATCATGATGAGTTATAATGACTTCTACTTTTTTACCGTCTTTTTTAATATCAAGAGATTTTAGTTGAAGGTCTTCCCTAAACTTAGCCAAACGCCGATAGAAGTCCGTGTCAATAAAACGAGAGTTAAGAGTAGCTTTTATACCATCAAAAAAGCTTCTAACTGTAAAACCCATGTGCCTTAATCGGTTACTGATTGTTGCGAATTCGACCACTTTGCGATAGTCAATGTTGCTGAAACATTCATGACACATAAAGACAGAAATAGGTTTATAAATAGATAAATAAAGCCATTCATACAAAACTGGCGTTTCTTTCCCACAGATATTACACCATACACTCTTGTTCTTGTTCATTTTCACCACCTAAACTATTATTCTTTTTGACCTTTATAAATTTTTTCATATTGTTCAATTCTGGCAAAGAACTCATCTATAGCTTGAGGAGCAAAGGGATAAATCTTAACATTCTTGCGATGATGAATAGGATAAGATGTATCGCAGAAATAAAAAACATATAGGTCTTGTAAGTTAATCCCGTATCTTTCAAGGTCTTGTTCAACCCAAGAGAGGTAACTACTACTGGGAGAACCGCCTAAGACCATGTGGTATTTAATTATCTTTGCCGCTCTTTCAAGGTTAGTAATATCGATGTATTTATGAAGGCTCTCATAAAGGATGGCAATACTGTAGTATTCATGATTGTAAAAAACATAACGATTCTTCTTCTTATCAAAGCGAGCTACGAAGGGTTTGCCAGCGTCATGAAAGAGAGCAGCATAAAACATAAATCTAGGGATATAATAATGAGAAAACATTTCAAAGGTATGAAGATTATTTATAACAAAAAGGGAGTGTTGAAGAATATCTTTAGTGTTTTGAGCGTTATAACGTTTTTTATGAATAATCTTAAGTCTTGGGAAAACCTCTAATAATAGTTCGAATTCTTCTGGATGAGCACTAAAGTAGAAAAAGGGTCTATGATTAAGAGTAATTATATCTAAAACGTGTCGAACTTTCTTCATTCTATCCATACCTCCTAACATTTTGAAATGTTACAAATATATAATCCTCTATCAAATTCATAAGAGGAAGGAAAAAAGACATAATAGGGTTTACTACAAATTTCACAGTTTTTAGGTCTGAGCCAAGAAGGATATCTCTTATGTATTTTCATTGTTTCACCTCCAACTCTTGCTCGTCTTTGAACAGAAGTTCGTTTTCCTCTCTATTCTTAAATAGGACAGTAAAGGGACTGCCGATAGTCAAAGGATTATCGATTTTTAGTTCTACAATCGGTCTAACAATATCAAAGATAATAGAGCTGTTAGTATCAATATCAAAACGTTTCTCCATCTGGACAACAACAGTAAAGATGCTGTCCTTAAAACGTGCAAAGGAGAAGAAGTTATCATAGCGGTCAAGAACTTTAGTAAGGACATCAACAGAATAGATATTATCACTGAATTCCCCAGAAGAAGGGCGCATATAAACAATAACGTCTGGTTTAATCATAATCATATCTTTGAATAGTTTTTGTATATCTGCATTAGTTACACCATACAACCAAACATAAGCATAAGTACTAATGACATAAGAGCGGTCAAGAAGAACTATAGGTTTACAACTGCGGCACTCTTGTTTCTTGAAGTATTCCTTAATCATTTTGAGAATTAACGTCCTACTGTCATTCTTTATAAGTTTGTTATACTTTTCCCCACTTATACCAGTAGCTAACTCTTCTTTAACCTCTCTGCTTGGAGCAGAAAAGGTTAAAATTGGATTATTCGGAAATTCGACAGATAATCTGTCTTTTAACCTCTGAATGTGGGTAGTCTTACCCACACCATCTACACCTTCAAAAACTATCACTACCATCTTCTTTCACCACCTTTAATTTTTTATTTTATTTCCATTAATAAATCTTTCAAAAATTCTTTTTCCTCCTATTACTCCATAAAGGAGGAGGTCATAACATTGTCTATAGGTTATCGGATAGAAGTATTTTCTACTGGATTGTGATTGTGGATAGTAAATCTCACAGAGAATAAAAAGTCTATAACTCCTCACAGCACTGTATTCCTTGTTTAAGGACATTTCTAGTATTACATCACCATCTGCGCTCCGAAAGACCATTTCTTCTTTTACGCTCATTTTTAAATAGACCGTCTGTTCAAAGATAACTTCATTGTTATGGACAACTTTCACTTCCGCTGTTATTCTTTCATTTCTTTTCTTATCAAGCTCTAGTTGTGTTATCATTAAATAAACTTCTTCATATATCATTCTCTCACCACCTTTTTCATTATTTCTTTTTCTACCATTTTCTTGACCGAAGTAACCATTGCCATCATCTTGTTTTCAACAAGGCTAAGGGCATCTACGAACTGTTGGTAATCCTCTTGTTTGTGACAGAAGTTGCATAGGAAATATCTAATCTTGTGGAAAGCTTTTAGCAAGTTTAAATATTTTTGTATTACCCACTCTTCTGGACTTAAATAGTCCCTCTCATAAAGATGGACTTGGACAGAGAAATAAGTCGCTTTAAAGTTGAATGTCGTTTGAGTTTTTTCGAATATTTTTATTAAATCTTCTAACTCTTTCTTTGACTGGACGTCAAAAGGCAAACAGTATTGATTGTGTCCATCCCATTCTACTGCTCCCAATTCCGTTTTTTCTTGTTTATTTAAAGGTCTGTTCGTATAGAAGAGTATTTTACCTTTCATCTTTTCACCACCTTGTTTTTCTCATCCCTAAAACGTATTGGCTAAAAAAATCGGGTTTAAGAACCCAAACTTCTTCAATGTCATTCTCTCTCTGATAGTAGAGCTTCTTTCCTCTCCTTACAGCTATAGTGCCGTCTGGAAAGTAAAGAATGCCTCCTTTAGCTAAATGTTGTTGTTCGTCAGCAAAGATAATGTTATCAAGAAAGAGGTCATCTAAACCATCCTTTTTCAATAGTATCATTATTGTTCGATGAGCTGCGTTATAGTGAGCATAACCTACCCTTCTTTTTTCGTCTAGAAATTTAGACATCTTAAGACGTTTTCCCTTTTCCTCATTTGGATTTTCCACTAACCTCATCTTCCACCACCGTCCTTTTTTTATTTTTATAATTCTATATCAGTCTGGAAGTCATACAGCTCATAAATCTCATAGACTGGAAAAACTGAGCCGCATTCAACACAGACATATTCACCTTCCATAGTCTTTTTTATCCGTCCATTGCAGAATGGACAAGAAATCTCCTTCAATATCTTTTCTGGTGTCAGTTTTTCTATTTTAGAACGGAATGGCTGTTTTTTCTGCTCTGTCACCTTCTGTCACCTCCTTAATCAGTGTTGTTTTTAGTATCCTTTTACTTGTATCTCTCCAATCCTCGTACACTGGTCGCTCTGTTCCTTCATCTGTCTTGTTTATTGCTTCTTCTACGTTCTCCGCTTCTACATAATACTGTTGTATTATCGTTCTCTTGATTTCTACAGTTACATAATAGTATTTCCGTTTTTTTGCCATCTTAACACCTCCAAGTTACTTTCTCTTTTGCACTTATAAAGTTTTCTTTATTATGAACAGTGTCACGATAACCATCAAGATTATTGAATACATTATCGCTATTATTAGCGCCGATACTGTATCCATACCACTTACTGTAATTATTTTTTTCCTCCTTTTTTGTTCTATATTCCTTTTCTCCTTGCCCTTTTTAACTTTTTCTTTAGCTGTTTTTTTCTTTTTTCAGCTCTTTTTTTCTTTAAATGTTTTTCTCAGCAATCTTAGTTTTCGTTGTGCGAAACCTTCGGTTTCGCACAACTTTTTTATGAATTCACACACACACTGTTGTGCCCCCTCTTGTTCCTCTTTTTTTGCTCCCTTTTTTGCTCCAAAAAAGTACAGTTTCTGCATATAATAATATATAATTTAATATTATGTTTTTTCTGTACTTTTTTTCTTCTTCCTTTTTCCCTTCTTTTCCTTTTTCTGTCCTTCTTTCTCCCTTCTTTTCCTTTTTCTCCCCCTTCCTTTTTGCTCCCCGTTTTTGATTTTTTGACAAAAAATTTGACATCCTTATCAAAAATTTGTATTAGTTACTCATTTTTGAGTAATTGGCTTTTTCTTCATTTTCTCCTTCTCTAGCTTTAATTTACACTTTTCTGTAATTTTCTTGTTATTAATATTATTAATAGTACTAAGTGTATTTCTATGAGTATTTTGGTCAAGTATTTCCAAAATTTTGGAAACAGTCTTAAATGTCTTTCCACCGTTTGTAGTGGTTGAATTCTCAAAAACTTTCACTTTCAAAAAATTCAAAAAGTACGAGAAGACTGAACAAGAAGTTATATATAAACTTTTCGATTGTGGAGTTTTTTTGAGTAGGGAGGAGTAAGAAGGGGAGGGATTTTGAGTGAAAAGGAGTGAAAAAAGAAAGGAGGAGGAGTTACTCAAAAATGAGTAAGCATTTTCGTATTCGTTTATGCCCGACTGTCCTATATCTTACATCTTAAAAAAGCCCACTCTCTGAAGGGCTGAAGCAAAAGGGAGCGAACCTTTTTGGGTTACTCAAAAATGAGTAACTCTAAAATGGGTTACTCAAAAAAGGGTTACTCACGATTAAGTAACTAAAAAATGAGTAACCCAAAAAGGACTAAAGACCAACAAGGCTTCTGTAAAAAAAGAATAAAGAAAACAGAAGCCAAAAAAGAATAGGAAAAAGAGGTATATAAAATTTACGAAAAAAGAGAATGTACAAAAAAGGATTTCATGAAAGGAGGTTTTGTACAAAACCTCCTTAGAGAAAACTTTAAAAAGAAGAATGAGAAAAAAAGAAGTGGTGATGAAAAATGATGTTGGAACAAGAAAAGTTAGTGAAAACATACGAAAAACCGAATTATTTTAAGAATTTAGTAGGATTTTACGAAAAAATGGAGGAAAATGAGAGATATAAATTAACGATTAAGAAAATTTTAGGGAAAAAGCCTAAGATAGTAAGAATTTTTGAACAGATACAAAAGGAGGGACTTCTAAAATACCCAAAAATAATAAAGAAGGTAGAAATAGAGAACTTAATAGAAAGGGGAGGGAATGAGATAGCGATGTGGATACAAATGCCTCAGACTTTTGCAGTCTTAAAATTCTCTGGATACAAAGGAGTCATATTAAGCGTGCCCAATTCGAACATTTATTATAGATTATCTGTTGATTTAAGGGGACACTTAAATATCAAACTGACGTTAGAAAGAGGTTTAATTGCGAATGAGTATGTAAATCCACATCAAAACTATTATACTGATAAGCAGTGCTTTGGAGATGCATTAATAGACTTTCGTACGATAGCAGAGAGTCTAGGAATAGAAAAAGCTTTAGAAATGCTTATACTAAACCTAATAGGCGGAGACAGAAGAAGTCCTTATTATGCTGCTGATAAAGCTTATCAAATGCTTAACTATATTTACTTTAACGCTCCAGTACTGAAAGAGGATAGCTACAGATATGTAGAAAGGAAAACTATTATAGATATGCTCTATACACTGTTTTGGTGTTTTGCTATAGAACAAGGAGCTAAAACAGATGATTTATATCACATATCGGAATTAGTAGGTAAAATTAAGGATATGATAAGTAAGAGAACCCACTATTATAGTGCTGATTGTGAATGTATAGCTTGTACTACTGTTAGGACATTTGCATTTAATTACGAAAACATTTTAGACGGAAAAGAAATAGAAAAAGCAGTTTATAAAACGAAAGAAGAAGAATTATCCGAATTAAAAAAATGGATAGAGGAATATACAATAGTTGAAAGAGTTAGAAATTTGTTGAAAGACATTCTTCTAAAACTCTATGCTTATGCTGAAGAAAACATTAAGAAAGACCCAATAAGGTCACATGTTTATGTTCTAAACCTTTTCGACGACGAATATGAGGATGAAGAAGAAGAAGGGTTTTTAGACGACGATAACCCAATTTATCAAAGATTTGTAGGTTTGGATGACGATATAAAACAATATTATAAGACGCTCAGAGAAAACAAAGGATTGTTAGAGGATTTCTTTAGACTATTTCCTATAGTGAAACAAGTTGATGCACTAGTTGGAGACACTTTGAAAAACATTGATGAAATTTTTTCAACAAAGAACAGATTTGTTCTTGAAAAATTAAATGAACTAGAAAGATACGGCTCTAAAAATACTTTAAAGAACGGAACTATATATATCTATGATGCACGTTATGATTTTATAATGGTACGAAATAAAAAGACATTGATAGATTATATTAGGGAAGTAAATAATTATGAAAAAAGACGTTTGGATTTGTTAGAATTTCTTGATAAAGAAAAAGAGGTTGAAGAAGAAATAACAGATGAAGTTATTCTAAAAACACTTGCAAAATATGATAAAATGGCTGTTTTATTAAATGAAGACAAAGCAACATTTTATACTCCTAGAATTAATAAGCTAATTTACTTCCTAGAAGATGTTGCAAGAAATAAAGGATTTGGCGAATGCGATAGAGTTATAAGTTTTTGTGTGACTTTTCTTGCGGCTTTATATGAAAAAATAGATGTGCCTAGTGAATATACTATATCACGAAACGAATACAAGGATATGAGAATGCATAAGTTCCTTCAAGGAAGAATACAAAGCTATACGAACTTTCGGGTATACGATTTATACTACGGCTGGAGACCTAAAGTTGATGGTACTGAAATAAAGTTTGCTGAGAACATTGAAATAAAAGTTGAAGATGATAGCCCAACTGAAATTCTATATAACTATGCAAGTTTTGATAAATATTTTGTACGTCACTCTAATGTTTTCTCAATGGATTATCTAACGAGTAACGTTATAACGATTTTTGGTTGTGGTACGATTGGCTCTAACTTAGCTTTCTTCTTGCGAAAAATGGGGTTCGTTAATTTTATTTTGATTGATAAAGACACTGTAGAAACACATAATCTTTCAAATCAGTTTTTCCGTGAGGCACAAGTTTCATTACCGAAATCAAACGCTTTGTATCATACATTAGATAACACATTTTATAAGTGGGATGTTTTTGTGTATGATGGCTTCTTTGACGCTGTAGATTTTGTTGGTGATAATCCTATTGTTAAACATACTACTATAGCTGTGCTTGCTGTTGATAACATCTTAACACGTTATAAGATACTTCAAGCACTTAAAGACGTCATTGACCACGATATTTTAATAATTGATGTTCGAATGAATGACTATCGTAATGTTACCGTCTATTCTTATCGTTTGAGCGATGTTGATAAATACCAGCAACATCTTAACGTTCTTAGAGTTATAGAAGACGGAAAAATAAAAGAAATTCCAGTCGGCGAAACACCTTGCGGATTACAATCCTCCCTTGTTGCAGCTAATCAAGCTAATATCTTTGTATTCAACACTCTCTTAGCTGATTACAATAGTGAAGAAATACCTTTCATTCAGACATCTGAAAAGTTTAGTTTTGACTTCTAATTCTTTTTTTCTTTTTGTACAAAATCGTTTTTCATGAAGTCGTTTTTTGTACAAAAAAGGTCATTAATAGAAAAGTTTTTAAACACTGCTTTCCTATTATATTTCGGTGACCCAAAATGTTGAGCGAACCAATATTAGTGAAAGTGGCAACAACTGATAGTGTATTTGAGAAAGCATTAAGAATTAAAAACACTGTAACTTTTCTCGATTTAATTGAGAAAGTTACAGAGAACGACGACATTGTCACTAATCTCACAAGCGGTTCTTTAGCTATCGTTTCTAAGAAATCCATCCACGCACTTCTACAGCCAGTTGCTAAAGACTTTCCCGAAATCTTTCCATCTCCAGACGACGAAGACGAAGAAGACGACGCATTAGATGAAGTCTTTGATAACGACGAACCTAGCTTTGAAGAAGTTGAAGCCACTGAAGACACTACAGTCTTAAAATTTATTCTATCCGCCAATAAAGGCGGAGCATAAACTTTTTTCTTCTTTTTTTTCTTCATTAGATTAAAGAGGTGATTAAAAGATGAAAAGGGTTAGTAGTTATTTTGATGACTATTATGATAACTATGGCTATTATTCACGATATTATAGACCTTATAGAACAATTAGACCTATGCGAATACTTAGCAAGAAGATTTTCGTAAAATTCAATAAATCTGCATTTGATAAAACCGTTTCTGTATTTAAGAAATTCGCTAATAGAGGTCTAGAAGTCGGAGCTTATCTTATAGGAACAAAGAAGGAAGATAAAAACAAAATTGAAATAACTGTAGAAGACGTTGTTTTTCCAGTAAAGCAAATAATTACTTCTGGAAACTTTGAATTCTTAAAAGAAGCGGAACAAGAAATATTTGACCTCATATTTGAACAAAAAGTTATTGGATTAATTCATAGTCACCACTATATGAATGCATTCTTCAGTACAACAGATGATAGATATGGGGAACAGAATGTACAAATAGAAGGACAGAGATTTCTTTCGATAGTCTTTGCATTTGATAAAAAATCTAAGATTTTACCAAAAACTGAACTAGTTAAATTTGATGCTAAACTGTTCTATAATGAGAGTAATTATATAGGCAGTGAGGAAATAAATGAAATAGAGATTATTGAAGATAATCAAACGCTTGACTATGATGTGGAAGAAATTTACAAAAGAATAATGAATTTCAAGAAGGAATATGAACAACAACAAAAACAACAAGTTGCTACACTTAAACAACAGCTATTATTAAGACTTTTCGAATGCTTTCCAGATTATCAACAATTATATAAGAACAATAAAAACACAAAAGAGAGCATAGATAAAACAATTGATTTTGTTCTAAAAAATCTTGACTTTGTGAGAGAACATACAGAAGTTTTATATAAAACTGTTTTCTCCCTATGGGGAGAATTTTAACCTTTTTTCCATTTTACACCATCTTACATTTACATCTTAATAGGGTAAGGAAAGAAATAGTTTTGTGGAAAAGAAAAAGAAAAGAAGAAAAAAAGAAAAAAAGAAAAGAAGGAACATCTTACTTGTTCCTTTTGTTTAACAAAATTTTTAGTTTGTTATATTGTTTGTGAGAAATTGATATAGTTTTGTTTTTTGTTAGTTTAAGTTTATGTTTATATACGCTTTTGCTCATACAATCACCAAAAAATATTATACTTTTCTTCTTAATAAGTTTTTCGCATTCTGTACAAAACTGTTTTTCATGAAAAAGGTTTTTGTACAAAAAAAGAAAAGGATTTAACGTGTCCAAAGACACTTATAATCTTTGATGCACTCGTAATGTAATCCAGTTAATCGAATTAGGTCTTGAATTGTTGGAGTTGTGGCGTTGGTTGGGTCTTCGGCTTCAAAATAAACGGCATATTTATATTGAGAATATAAGGGGTCGTTGTTTTCTTCTATTATGTAAGAGTTAATAATATCTTTACAATATTGACACGCACTCTTTTTTAGGTTAAATACTATTCTTCCATCTTTTTCCATTTGTTCTCACCTATTCTTTAAACTCTTTTTCTCTTATTTAAGTCTTTCTATGTGTACATAGAAAGGTTTAAAAAGGGTGATTGAGATTATTCTTTAGGTGATAAAATGGTTAGGAAGAGGATACCAAAAAAACGATATCTTGAATGTATATACGAAAAGTTTAATGAACAAAAGAGAAGAAATATATTTGGTAATGAACATTTTATGTTCTTGCCAAATATTCAATTGCTTCAATATCCACCAGAAAAAACATTGATTATGTCTATACGAAACAAAGCATTGCCTATTTATCTACAGAAGAAGAACAAACATCCTAACGACCTTTTAAATATTAAAATAAACAGTAATACTAATTCAAAAATTATCGAATTCTTATATAATCAACTTCAAAAAAACGAACATCGTATAAACAATATACCACGCCCTTTAACTGATAAACAAAAACAAGAAGCTTCTAATTTGCTACTTGATAGAATAGACATCCTAATATAATTTCTATTTTTTGTTTTTTCTTTTTTGTACAAAATCCAGTTTCATGAAAACAGTTTTTGTACAAAAAAAAGAAAAAAGTTAAACTGTTATAAAACAGACATGTTTAAATCTGTAAGTTGTTTTAACTGTGCCGTCTGGGAGGTGTTCCTCTTTAGCCTCTCTTCTGGTGAAGCTAAAGAGTGGAATGATATTATTGTTTTTTAGAACAGCAACAAGAATAGGCATAAAATAGGGAGCACCAGCTATTAAAGCAAAGGTTAGACCCTTTTCTTTTACTATGTGAGCTAGGCGAAAGGCTCTATCCTCCATTTCTGAAATAGATGGAGGTTTTTCAAAAGTTAGTAGTTTTCTTATTTGTTCTTTTTCCTCTAGACTTGGCTCAATTACACCAGCAGCTAACTGTTCTGGTGTAGGAGTGTGTTGAGTTAAATTTAATATTGGTTGATTTGGTTCTATACAGCTCATTTTTTTCTCACCAACAATAAAATCTCTTGAACATTTATAAATTTTTCGTTATGGGATGTCAAGACCAAAAGGTTTAAAAAATTGGAATGAGATTAAAGTTTAGGTGATAAAATGATAAGGATAGAGGAGCAAAAAGTAAAAGTTGAGCTATATGATTATTTAGCACTTGAAAAAATTCACGACTTTTTTTATTTATATCAAGATGGTAAAATAAAGCAAGAGCCATTATTTAGGGCATTATATAAGTTCTTAGAAACCAATGAGATAAACATATTTCTAAACGATATTTACTATTTGTATATCAAAATTTGTATTAATTCAATGACTGACTATATCCCGATGCCAGAAGAAGTTTTCAACCTAGAAATAGTTTATAAAACGTTACTTGAACAAATTGAATATGAATATGAGCTTCACTTTGAATATGAAGATTATATAACATTCCTTAAAATTCTTCTAAATCTTCTGGAACGATACGACGGCTCTTTTAATTTGAGAAAAGAATTAAAACGAAAGTTGTCTAATAATGGGATAGATGCTGAAATGTTTGATACTGTTTTCGTTTTGATAGTAAGAATAATCGATACTCAAAATATAAATACTCTTATTAATAGCATAGAAAACGAATTGATTGAATTAGAGGGAGAGATATACTTATAACTTTTTCTTCTTTTTATTTTTTGGAAAAAATCTACATTATACATCTTAAAACGACCAAAAAACAAAAAAAGAAGGCTTGCTAAAGCAAGCCATTGTATTTTAAATCTTCAAGACGTTCCGCTAAAATGTGCTCGGGAACGTCCTCATTTTTATTCTCTAGAACGCCTAGTTCAACTAGGCGTTCCAGTTCTTTTTCTGAGGCAGTACCGTTATGGTACTGTTTTAATAAATACTTTAACTCTTGTTCGTTCATATTTAACAATTCACATCTTAACTTAAAAATTTTTTGTTTTTAACACATTTGTACAAAACCCTATTTCATGAATTAAGTTTTTGTACAAAAAAAGAAGAAGTTATTTAGATTTTTTTACTAACATAGGATGGTAAAATCCAGAAGGGTCAGAACCGTCAATTATCCATTCTTCCCATTCCTCTTTGGGAATGGAAGAAATGATGTCCATTAATTTTTTAATGTTCATTCCGTCAATATCTATGCACTTCATACTTAATACTCATTCTTGTTTTTTATAAACTTTTCTATAGACGCTCAGCTATAGAAAAGTTTAAATAGTATGATTACGTTTAAAGAATCGGTGAGAACGAGATGGTAAAAAAGGTACTAAAATGGTTGTGGGTTTGGACTATTGGACAGATTACTACTCCCAAAGTGTTTAGTAACACCGTAGGGAGTAGTGGAATATACACGTTTGAGGACGGAACAATTTCCGCCTCAGCGTTTGGCGTTCTAATAAAAACTCCTTTTGGTGCCTTTCCGTTAGCTAAGGCGCCAAAGAGGATTATATTAAAAATACATAATCACAAATTTAAATACGTTTAATCTTTTTTTTCTTTCTTTTTTTCCTTATTTTCTTCTTTCCGCAATTTTGAACCATCGTATATTTACATCTTAATTTTTCTCCTTCCCCTTCAGCTCCCACCCGAAAAAAAAAGAGTGATTAAATTTTGGTTAGAGGATTATTTAAGTTTTTTGGTTGTTGGAGCATTTTACACCACGATACAAATTGTACAAAAACTTAATTCATGACCTAACGTATTGTACAATTGAAAAAAGGGTTAATTTTGGGACATGTTTTTGTTTTTTAGACTGATTATGGTCGTTAAGGCTTCCTCGAATGTCATTCCAGTGACTTTGGCTAGCATTTTAGCAGCCTTTTCTTCCTCAGTGCTTTTCTCGATTTTTCCTTGTGGGTCAATATTGCGTAAAAGTTCGACTGCCTTCTTAATTTCTTCTGGTGTGTATAGTGGAATGTTGTAAATATCGTGATGGTTTTTAATGTAAGTGATAAGGTTTTTGGTGATTTTTTGTATTTCTTGTTCAGTTGGTGGTAAAACCCCTTTTTCGGGGTTATTACGCTGTTCAGCGTTGTATTTATTAATCTCAAAAACTGTTTTTTGTATGGCTTGCTCTAGAAGTGCTTTAGAACGCAATAGAAACTTAATGTATGACGTAAATCGGTCAATGCCTTTATGTTCGAAATATTGTTTTTTTGCTCTATATTCGCTGTCGATAGTAGCTAACTTCTTAAGTTCGTTAAAATTCTGTTCTAAAGTCGCATCTATTACACTGCCATTTAACTCCATTTGTATATGTATTCTGTAGTTTTTGTGTAAGTGTATCATATAAGACCTTGAAATAGATAATGCTTCTTCTGACCTTCCTAGTATTTTAGGGTCGCCTAGTAAGGGTATGACGCAATCTTTAATGTCTTGACATTCTATTGAGTAAAGCAAATTGTCCCAAAATTCTTCTATGTCTCTAGGGTCGGTACGGTCAATTATTGCCATACCAACACCGAAGTATTTAGATAAACCTTTAGAGGTGCTTTTTATGGTTATAGCTAAGTTGTTAGGTGTTATTATTATTACTCCTTCTTTTTGTTGCGATTTTTTACGTTTTTTGTTGTTTATTTCGTCTTCCTTTTTAAGTAGTGCCATTTTAAGGAGCTCTTGTTTTTCCTCACTCAGTGTTTTTATTCTTCCATCCTCAGCTAAAATCTTGTAAAAGGTAGCATAGTCATTCCTTTCTAATGCTACCTTCATTTTTAATATTTGTTCATTCCTTTTTGCCATTTTTGTTCAACCTCACTTTATAGCGGAAGTTTTTGACCCTTCCGTAAGTCTATCAATCTACTCTTGAACTACAAGCGCTATAACATCCACAGAGAAGGTTCTCACAGCCCGACGCCGCCACGAGACATATATCTAGTTCTTATACCCCTTTTCCTTTTTTTCTCCTTTTTACCTCCCCCTTTTTCCTTCTTTTTTTCTCTTTTTTCTTTAAAAAATAGCAAAAACTTTAAATATTTTAAAATTTTTTCTTTAAACATGCAAAAAGAGTTAATAAAATTATCGGATGAAGACCGTTATTTAATAAACTTTCTAGGGAAAGCGATAGTAAACCCAAAGCCAAGGAAGTTTGGCTTGAAGAAAACGGCAGATTATGTACCGAAGAGTGTAGATGAGTTAAGGCTGGAAGCGGTCTATCTATTAGACCCAACGGTAAGAGGGGCGATAGACCTAATAAGTAAGATGGTGTTGAGTTATGGCTACTACTTTGAAGGAAAGAGAAAGATAGTGGAGAAACTGAAAGACTGGGAAGAGTATGTTAATCTGAAGACGGTGTTGGAGTTTGTGATAAAGGACGCACTGATATATGGCAATGCTTATATAGAGAAGGCTTTCGAAGGAAGGAAGCTAACGGGAGACAGTTGGGGAATAAAAGAGCTGAAGATAATACATCCAGCAACGATGTTTGTAGATGCAGATGAAGTAGGAAACGTGAAAGGCTATTATCAGAATATAGCAGATGTATATGTAAGTAAAGTGGGGACAACAATAGAAGATTTGTTGAATACGAAAGGGGTAAAGCTGGTATCCTTTGAGCCAACAAAAATAGCCCATTATCGTTACAACTGTTTCACAAACTTAGCCTATGGGACAAGTGCGTTGGAAACAATAATAGACTTCGTAAACATAAAGTTTGGCTTGATAGACGACCTATCGGTGGCAATAAGCAAAGTGGCTAATCCAGTAAGGGCTTGGAGAGTAGGAGAAGAAGGGAAACCAGTAAGTAACACATTGATAATGCAAGCAAAAGAGATGCTGGCGGCACAGAGCAAGGATTTGGATATAGTTGTGCCTCATTTTGTTCAACCAGAGGATATAAGTCTGGCAAGACAGAGTTTCGATATAGACAGATTTATAGATTTGATTAACGATGAAATATTAAGGGCTTTGAACGTGCCCAGTAACCTCTTTGGAGGCTCTTCTTCTTCCTCGGGTTCTACAGCGGATAGTCAAGTAAGACTGGAAAGTTTTGTCCGTATGTTGAAGAGTTTCCAGAAAGATTTGAGTGTCTTCGTTAGGAGAAACATTCTCGTCCATCTGGTCTATGGAGAGCGAGACCCACTGACACTTACACCTTCAGAGTGGGCTAAAGTCCCACGCTTACGCTGGAGAGAAATAGAGAGCGTGGCAGATTTACGTCTGCGTATGGAATCACTAACCAAGAATGGTATTATAGGCGTAAGCGAAGCCCGTGAGATGATTGGTCTGCCTCCAGAGTATGACCCCTCTGACTTCAACCCACAAAACATTCTCTACCTTGCCAGAGCTAAGGAGGCTCGTAACAAACCCACTGGCTCTTCAGACCCAGCAGAGAATCTCAAGAAATAGAGGTGAGGCTCTTGTCTATTGTTAAAAACCTTCGATTTTTATTTTTTCCTCTTCGCCTCCTTTTATTTCTACTGTTCTTTATTTTCTATTCCATCTCTAAAATCTTTCTTTCTTTTGCCTTTATCTTTAATTTTTCCAAACCTTCTTTCAAACCCAAACTTATTCGCTTAGAACCTCGTTCTATTTCTCATAAAAAATCTTTTAAAAAATACCGAAAAGTTTAAATATAACCGTTTTTCTTTTTTAATAGGTTACTATGACTAATCAAAAAGAGGCTGTGTACGATTTATCCTTCGTTAATTATACTACAATAGAGCTAAGTAAAGATAGTTCTGATGCTACAGTAAAGGGTGTAGCAGTTTCATATTTACTTAATAGTCATTACTTAAAATTTACTGACCAAGCCATAGAGAGTGCCATAGAAATCTTTAACAAGAGCAGACGCAAACCCAGAGTTCTGATTGACCACGAAGTCAATACTAAGAATGTTGTGGGGGTAGTCAAAAAACTCTATAAGACCGATAAAGGTCTAGGCTTTGAAATGAGCATAAATCCTAAGCATCCCAGCGGCATTTTCTTTGCCATTGAGCGTGGGGATGTTGATGCCGTTAGTATAGGAGGCACTTCTACTTCTATAAAATGTTCTATTTGTGGGGAAGAAATTAGAGACTGTGAGCATTATTTAGGTCAAGATTATGAAGGTAAGATAGCTTATGGTCTTGTGCAGAACTTCACTCTTAAGGAGCTCAGTATAACAGCTTTCCCCGCTGATGAATATGCGCAAATAGATTCTTTCACAGTTGCACAATCTATTAACATTGACAAGTTTGATTTACTTTTTGGTCCTTCCTATCAAGAACGTAAGAATTTACCAGACAGTTCTTTTGCTATGCCCAAGGAACGTAAGCTGCCCTATAAAGATGCCAATGGTAAAATCGTTTGTAAATGGGTGAGGGATGCCCTTCGTTTGGCCCCTAAAGTTAAAGGAGGCGTCCCAGAAGAAGCAATGCGCAAGCTTAGAGCTGCAGCTAAACAATGTGGCATTGAAACTAATCAATCAACCCTTTCTGATAAAGATGATTCAAAAAGTGAAAAAAATACCGAAATGTTTATAAATGATAAAAATTCATGTGGATGTGATAATAAAATGTCTGAGGAAAATAAAGAAATAAAAATGAAAGAGAAAGCAACTGTAGAAGCTCAAAACCCAGAAGGGCAAGAGCGTATTTTACAAGCCGCTTTAGAAAAGCTTTCCAAAGAGAATCAAGAGTTACTAAAAAGATTAGAAGAGCAAGAAAAATTCATCCAAGCCATTAAACAACGTGAGCGTGAAGAGAAGATAGAAAGATTACTTAAGCTTACTTCACTTAAGAGGGAAGAGTTAGAGCAATATAGTGACGAAGCTTTAGACGCTTCCCTAAAGATGTTAGAGAAAGTTGTAAAAACAGAGGAAAAACCCATGAGTTTAACACAATCTAGAATAGTTCAACCAAAGGCTTCTAACGGAGAAGAGATTAAGCAGAAGATACGCAAACTCTTTGGTTTCCCAGAGCCTACTGAGTATGCTAAAGAGCGTGCACATGAAATTACTCAAATGTTAGAAAAAGGTTATGTGTTTTATTAAGGTGATGAGAAATGAGTTTACCACAATCTAGTCGTTTATCAGAAGTACCAGTCGTTCATAAGACTGGTCCTATTTATGGCGCTTATGTAGCTGATATAGCCAATAAGCCTATTCGTGCTCATCAAGTTATTCAAGCAGTAGCTTTCCAAAAGACTTTGGACTATACCAGTGGTCAAACACTTTATACTGGTGTAACTGCTCAACCAGTACAAGCGGCTGATGTAGCTGCAAGCGGTACAAAACTATTCAATGCTATTCAAGGAGCGTCATTCCCAGAAGAAATTAGCGGCACTGGAATATTAGAAAGCTATGGCATTTTAGGAGTTTCATTGGTTGACGCTGTTGCAGCTCCAGACGACTTTGGTACCCGATTTGACAGTGTCAGTGATATGACCCAATATACTTATGGGTCAGAAGTTGGAGGCTTTGAAACACGTAAAGTTTCCTATATTACAAAAGGACAAGTCTGGATTGAATATCAAAGCGATGCTAACTTCCCAACTATTGGTCAAGGTGTAACCCTTTCAGCTACTGAGGATGGTAGAGTAGTGGCTCTAACTGATAGGGCTACAAACATCTGCATAGGTTTGACCAGAGGGTACTATCAACGTGGTACATCAAAATATGTTTTAGTAGAGTTAACTCCAGATAGGTGGTAAAAGTGCTAAGAGAAGACCTTTATCAATTAAAACAATTTTTATCTGTAAGTGATTATTCTCGTTTTGTTAGAGAAGTCATCGATGAGGCTATTCAAACTTGGTTTGAGCCTCAATTACGTGGTCGTAGTGTTGTTAACGTCCATCGAAACTCCGATGCAATAAATCTTTATTGGATTGACGAAGTAGGAGGTATGGGCGCTGAGCCTCTGGCTGAAGGCGAAGAACCTCCAAGAATCAAGATTACTCACAGTGCGTACACCATTCGAAGCCACAAACTGGGAGTAGCTTATGACCTCTCCCGTGAACTCTTATCTGATGTTGGTTTAGACATTTATACTCGTACTCTTCGCTCAGCTACTCGCAGAGTGGCTGGAAGAGAAAACCAATACATTTTCAATGTCTTGTTAAATGGTGTAGCAAATGGAGTAGCACCAAAAATTGCTCCAGTTTATGACACTCACATCCTTGATGCTAATAACTGGACAACACAAACTTTAGACCACGAGAAAATCTCTTATCTAATTAGCGTTCTAGAAGATGAAGACGTCCAGCCCAATGTGGCTTTGATGTCTCCAGCACAATTCTTGCAATTACAACTATTACTAGAATTCAAAGACACTAACGGTACTTTTGTGTTCTTACCTTCTCAAGCTGAGAGTATGGTTGCTAATGCAGCTAGAAAGGCTTTCGGTCTTCCTAACATGCAAATCATTGTTGACCCCCACGTACCCAAAGATGTGTTGTTAATATTCGACAAGACCATTTATGCTGATTTTTATGAAATCTGGCCGTTGACAATTGAAAGAATTGATGATAATCTAAGATTCCTAGAGACTATTTCATTAGTGGAGCGTGTGGCTTGCGTAGCTCGTGAGCCTAAAGCGGCAGCTAAACTAATTAACTTGTCTTATGCGGATGTAACAGCTAAACTTGTATAAGTTTAAAGTTCTAAATTTTTATTCTTTTTTATTTATGGGGTAAAATATTCTTGTGAGCCTCTCGGCGATGATAATACAAGAGTGGCGGACCTTAAGTTGGTCCTTACCCCACCACCCACTATTCATTTTAATCCCCTCTTTTTATTGATTAATTTTTTAGAAAAGTTTTTAAAGGATTAATTGTTTATTCTAAATAGTATGGCAAAGATTAGTATAAGAGATACTAGTGGTAACATTTTGGAAAGTATAGACTTGGGTACAATAAAGAAGGGGGAAACTTCACCTTCTTTCACTTTTAGAGTTTATAACGATTATGAACAAGAGGGGGGACACGGCACAGCTTATAATGTCAGAGTAGGAGTGGTCATATTCAAGTATAGTGGAGTGCATAGGGCTTTCAGCAAGCCTTTGGAAAGCCATATAATAAAGAATGGTATAGTAGAAATAGATTGCACCATTTCTTCTAAATTAAACGGCGGTTATCCAAATGTTGACTGGACACCAATAGCTATAATTAATGGAGTTTCGGATTATTTTACTGGGGAAGATTTCGACACTATAGTTCCAGACCCTCCTAATAATTTCAATGAATATAAAATTAGACTTGCTAACTTTCCTTCAGAGAGTTATTTTAAAGGAGGAAATTATTTGTTATTTATAAAAGTTTTATGGGATAATAGAGGAGAGTAAAATGGCTACACAAGAAGAGATAAATACTATTAGAGGATTATTAAATGAATTAGGTAGAGTACAGAATGTTGTAGAATATGACGAATTTACTGTAGTTGCTTCAAACAATAAAATTTATTTAGAATTTCAAAACGTTATTGATGTAGTTGGAGTATGGCTTGCTACAGATAATGATAAGAGTGGGACTAATTACTATACTGGAGGTTCGGTAGATTATAATAGTGGAGTTATAACTTTAGGAACGCCTCTTGCTCCTAATACTGAAGTAGTTGTAACTTACGTCAGAAGTAACGGTCTTACTGATGAAGTAATCGATATTCAATTTGAGACAGCTAAAGCGTTCATTAATCATGTAATGTGTCACGAATATGAGTTTGATGACCCACAGACAGACTTAGATAAATTTGCTAAAAAGGTTGCTTACAATCTGGCAGCTTTCTATTGTATGTTGACGCTAAATATGGGTAACGCTGTTCAAACTGGTTTTAACTACAAATTGGAAGAATTTGAGGTTCAAACAAAACTTTGGGGAGAGGGAATGATAAGCCAAGCGTTATTTGATATGTATATAGACAACCTTAACAAACTTTTCCACAGCCTAGCTCAGAAAACTGGAGAAGTGACCTCCGTAGGACAGATAAACTATTTAGATGGTTATGCTTTTGATAGAGCGAGATATAGAAGAGATTTATTGAGAAAGGGTTATTCATTATATTATTAGAGGTGATTAATTGTCAGAAGCGCATTTAGGTTCATCTAGTCAAGCTCCTTTTGAGCCACAAATAGATACAAGACAATTTACTCTTGTTGTATCAAGCATAGGACAGAAGGCTATACTTAAACACTTTACTGACCAAGTTTGTACTTGTTACGATACTATTACTTCTCATGCTGACCCTAGTTGTCCATTATGTGAAGGCAAGGGAAGGATTATACAAACTTTGATGATAAGAGGGATATTGAGAGAACATCTTCCTCATGGTATTTACAGAGCTTCAACAATAACAATAGGAGGAGAGAATCCTCGTCACGATGCTATTTTCCTTATACATCCAAAATATGATAAGAAAGTGCAAATAGGAGACTTTATAATTATCGATGATATTAAATACAGAATAATAAATAAAGTAAAAAGAAGAGTAACGAAAGGAAAACCGCTCTATATTAGATTAGAGATGTTCAAAGTTATGGGTGAATAATATGACAGAAAATTTTGACGCTTCTACCTCTTTCTCTATAGAAATAGATGCTGGAGATTACTATGAAAGAGCTAACTTAGGGAGGAATTTCTTTGCTAATCTTAACTCTCTTGTTCTTAAATCTATGGACAAAGCTGTAAAAAGGTTAAAGGATGTTTATGTTGATGCTTTATTTGAAATGGTTCAAGTTATTTATGCTAACGCTCTTGCAAATTACAATTATTTTACTACAAGCTTAACTGATGTTGAGTCTATTGAACCCAGACAGAAAATAACCGAGTTAGTCTATCAATATGATAACTATCATTATAATCCTCAAGGTTCTCTTGATATTAATAAGGCTTTTGATAGGATAAGAAAGGATTTGAAGGTTGTAAGTTCTTCAGTTGAATATGAATTGGAACAACGAGATTATGGTAGAAAAGAAAGGAAATATAAATTCAATATATACATAAAGATAAAATTTAAACTTTCTGGTATACTCTATAGACTTGAAGTCGGTGAGAACTCTTGGCGTAATGCAGACCCAAAGAAGGTGTCTTATTTCGTTCTACATGTATTGCGAAGTTTGGGATTGAGTGATTTTGAAAGAGAGAGAATTTTAAACGAATTAAATATTAAATTTGACGAAAAAGGAAACCTCATTTCCAGTCCTAATTTTCAATCGAAACCTAGACCATACTTCTCTAATGCATTAGCGGTTCTATTAGCTCAATATATTTTTGGGGCAAGAAGAAGAGAAGTTTATTGGTTGAGAGATTTATTTGTTGAAACTATTAGAAGGGCTTTATCGAATAATAGAATTCTTTTAGATTTTAATTTTAATGTAAAAAAGGTTGTAGGTGTGTAAAATGGTTGAGCAAACAGAACTTTCTAAAATAGATGGTTTATTGACTCGTGCTGGACTAATAGACACTATGAAGGGGGACGGCGGTCCTATTGACACCCTCCTTGGTTATATTCTATCTTATCTTCAAGAGAACTTCGCTGGCTTCTCCCTTAGTGATGGTAATCAAACCTCTGTTAAGTTTGTACTCTACTTTACTTATGATAAATTTGACACTCTTCCTATGGTTGCTATCGATGTAGTTTCTTCTGATATGCAACCTATGTTTATTGGTGCTGTTTCTCACGTTGATGATACAAATACTCCTCTTCGAACTATGGCTGGTAAAGTTTATGTTATTTTTGATGTTATAGCACGAAATAGTAGAGAGAAAGACGCTATAGTTGGCTTTCTTTCGAATGTTCTTTATAGAGGACTTTATGACGGTACACTTAGGGAAAAAGGTATCTTAAATGTGGAATTTATTCGTAGCGTGAACCGTGGTATGGAACAATCTGATAAAGTTCTTTATCTCCATTCTCACCAACTTATCTCCGACACTATCTTTCGTCACCTTGTTGAATATCGTTTTGACTTCCTTACTCCTATTACCTATCCTACTCAAGATACTGATTATTATTTCCTTCACTCTGTTGAATACAACGATTCTTATTCTTCTCGTGTTTTTAGCGAGAATTCTGCCTTTCTAGAATTGAAATTTTATTATGATGATACTTAAAAATCTTATTTAAAAACCTTTTTTACCGAAAACTTTTTAATAAATCAATATTTATTTTTACCCAACAAACTTTTGGGGTGAGACTGGTGTTATACTTAGGTTTGAAAGAGGACACTATCAAAGAGGATTATTCTGATATTGAAAAAATCTTCCTTGAAGATAGTCTTGTAGGAGAATATGTTAGTAAGAGAGTTTGGGAAGTAAAAGAGAATAGTAACATGGGTTTTTCTCTGCAAGGATTAAACTTCTTTATCTCTTCGAATGTTGTAAGAGACTTTTGGTTGGACAAAATCTACGGTTCTAGAGTCGCTGAAGCTCATAGGTCTGGAAAAATACATGTGCATACTAGTCAACAGCTTAGCTGTTATTGTATGGGTTGGGACTTATATGATTTCTTAAGATATGGCATACAATCAACAGACAAAACTAGGATAGTTAGTGCTCCTCCTAAACACTTCAGTAGTGCTCTTAATCAGCTTATGAATCTATTTTTCATTCTCCAAGGAGAAAGTGCTGGTGCTCAAGCGGTAGCCTCTTTTGATACTCTGTTAGCTCCGTTTATACGTTATGATTTGCTTACACGTGAGCAAGTCAAACAAGAGCTGCAAAGCTTTATTTATAATCTGAATGAAGGTATGAGGACTGGAGGACAAGCGCCTTTCACTAATATAACTTTAGACATCAAAGCTGACCAAAGTCCTTATGCTAATATGAGAGTAATAATAGGGGGAGAAGAACAAGAAGAGCTTTATAAGGACTTTCAATGGGAAATAAATTTGTTTAATGAAGTGTTATTTGAAGTCTTTTTAGAAGGGGATGCTAATGGTAGAATATTCACTTTTCCTATACCGACTATAAACATCACAGAGAATTTTGATTGGGATAACCCAGCTTTGGAGAATATGTGGAAAGCAACGGCAAAATACGGCATACCATATTTTAGTAATTTCATAAGCACTGGTCGTAGTCCAGACGAAGTTAGAAGTATGTGTTGTAGACTTTCATTGTCACTTAAAGAGTTACGTGAAAAGGGCGGTGGATTGTTTGGAGCTAATCCTCTTACTGGATGTTACGATGAAGAGACGGAAATATTAACTTCTGAAGGATGGAAGCGATTTAAGGAGGTAAGAGATGATGAACTTGTTTATACATTGTCAGAGGATAACAAAATAGAGTTACAGAGGATAACACGTAAATTTGAATATGATTGGGACGGTGACCTTATACATTTCAAGTCGAAATCAATTGATTTATTAGTTACTCCAAATCACAAAATGGTCGTAGATACAATAAATGGCGTTAGAAAACTTGTAGAAGCGAAAGACTTTTCAATTGGTAGTCATCGGATACCGAAAGGAGGAAATTGGAAAGGAAAAAGTGAGGAATTTGTGATTATACCAGCGGCTACTACTACTTATGAGCATTGGAATGGTTACAAAAACGTAAAGGTAAAAAGGGTTCATGATGAGCTTAAAATTCCAACTACTTGGTTTTTCAAATTTTTCGGCATCTGGCTAGGAGACGGTAGTTTATACAAGCAGAGACATGGCGGTTATCAAATTTTCATATCTCAAAAAAAGGAAAAATATAAAGATGAAATAAGAGAGACTTTAGCTAATTTATCAATATCATTCTCTGAAAATGAGTATGGTTTCTATATATATTCTAAGCCCTTATATCTCTTTCTTGAAGAGTTTGGAAAACATAATGAGAAATATATACCAAATTGGATGTTTGAATATGATGTTAAATACTTAAGAGAACTGTTTAGGGGTATGATGATAGCTGATGGTTATATTAGAAATAGCGAAAAATCGATGGTTTATTATACTACTTCAAAAAGATTAGCTGATGATTTTCAGAGGCTATGTCTTTTGATTGGCTACAATACAACGATGAGAGAAAGGGAACCAAGAGATACAATAATGAAAGATGGTAGAGCAGTGATGGGGAAGAAAAAACAATATGAGATTTCTGTTCATTTTAGTAAACATATAAGAATGCATAACGAACCTACTTATGAATATTATAAAGGAAAAGTATATTGTGTTGAAGTTCCAAAATATCACACATTATTCGTTAGAAGAAATGGAAAAGTAACATGGAGTGGAAATAGTATAAACGTTTACACAATAAACATGCCAAGAATAGCTTATGAGGCGAAAGGAAAAGGAAAAGAGGAGTTTGTTAGATTATTAATTGAAAGGATGGAAATATGTAAAGAAGCTGCAGAAAAGAAGAGAAGAGTTATAGAATATTTAATGGATTTGGGTTTATATCCATATAGCAAATTTTATCTAGATGGAATTAAGAAAACGAAAGGAAAGTATTTTGCTAATCATTTTTCGACAATAGGCTTAGTTGGTATGAATGAGGCTTGTGAAATCTTTTTAGGTAAGAATTTGGTTGATGAAGAAGCTATAGACTTTGCTGAAGAAATAATGGAAATTATGAGAAAGAAGTTAGTGGAATTCCAAGAGGAGACTGGTAATCTATATAATCTTGAAGCTACACCAGCCGAAAGTGTTTCATATCGATTACCGCTGTTAGACAGAAACATAGGGCTTAATTATGATTATTATACCAACGCTACTCATTTACCAGTGGATTATACCAATGACCCAATTGAGTATGTTGAAAAACAATGGAGATTGGAAAGACTTTATACTGGAGGAACTGTAATACATTTCTACTTTGGAGAGAAGATAGATAATATTGAAGCTATCAAGAACTTTATACGAAGTATCTTTACACGTTATCCTATACCCTATATAAGTATAACTCCTACTTTTAGCGTTTGTCCAAATTGTGGTTACATTGCTGGTGAACATCATACGTGTTCAAGATGTGGTTCTATGACAGAAGTTTATTCAAGAGTTGTTGGTTATTATAGACCAGTTAGTAATTGGAATCTTGGTAAGCAAAAAGAGTATAAAGATAGAAAAGTTTTTAAACTTTAAATTCTTACTTTTTTTGGTGATTAAAATGAGCATACATAAAATTGTCAAACAACTAGAGAATATAATAGAGGAGTTGTTTGAGGTGATACCAGACTTCGACTGCACGAGAGCCTAAGAGATGCTTAATGAAGTCATATCAGAGTTAATATTAATAGAAACGAACTTATATGCTTAGGGGGTGTAAAAATGGACTGGTTTGGCGATAGAAAAACTCCAAGTTTAGGGCTTAAGATGAATGATTTTGAAGGAATAGAACGCTATAACGTTAGAGGGATGTTTGATGATGTATTTACTTTACAACGATTAACTTCTGGTAAAGATATTAGAATAAAGGTAGAACTGGAGACATCTAAATCGAAGTTAGAAGGTAGATTTGACATTGGATATATGGAAGCCATTGGAAAATTTCTGGATTATATTTATTATAACATCATAAGTGATATGAGATATAAAGATAAAAGAATTGAAAACAAGATTAAAATGGGAGATGATTATATAACTTTAAAAATGAACTGGTTCTTCAAAGAGGTTACTAGATACAAGGAAAAAATAAGAACATTTATAAGGAAAGAAATAGAATATTTTCCATGCAAGCTTATAGAATTTGAAGTAAAGGGGTGTGATTAAATGAGTGGAGCATTGTTAGCTGTTATAATCTTATTAATTCTTGCTGTAGCTATTGTATCTTTTGATATTTGGGTTGTTTCAACCGATAAATTGGCATACATATAGAGGTGAATAATATGTCAAGAGGACATGAATATATAGAAGAATTCAAAGAATATGTTATAACGAATTTCTGTAAGGAAGACACGTATACATATAGCGTAAAAGAAATAGTAATTAAACTTGAAGTGTACGGAAATAATGAATATAAAATATTGGATATCTTGGATGACTATACGGACTTCCTTTCTTATAATGTTCGTATAGCTACAGAGGATGAAGATAGATATACATTAGAGATGCATTCAAGAAAGAAAGACTATGGAGGACTCATTAGAATAAAAACTGCGTTAGATTACATTGAATATAAAATAGTATACACACTCAAAATTAAATGTGACATACAGAAGGAAGAAGTGAAAAAGTGGTTACTACAAACATTAGCAAGACTCTCAGAGGTTATGCTCATAGAAGCTGATGCCTTACTAAAAGTGAAGAAGGTAAAGATAAAAAAACGTGATTTGTAAGGAGGAGTTAAAATGTTTGGTAAAACGAAGGTAGTAAATAGACTTTTTTCTATGATTGATTATCCTAATGAACCCTCTCATGTCTATTTTGTCTATGGTTGTAATTATAGATGTTTCTATTGTCATAACAAAAATCTTGCTTATCCAGAATATTATAATGTCACCAAAAAATATGCATACACGTGGAAAGAGCTTAGAAAAATGGCTGAAGGAACAAAGAACGTAGGTTACCCATTAGCTGCTGTTGTCACTGGAGGAGAACCAACTACTTGGGATAAATTACCAAAATTCATTTATCTATTAAAGAGTTGTTACGAAAGGGTGAAACTTGATACAAATGGTACTAACCCAAAGATGTTAAAAGAATTGATTGATAATAATCTTTTGGATTACGTTGCTATGGATATTAAACATCAGCTTAGAGAGGATTTTTATGAGGCTGTTGTTAATACTAATCCAATGTTAGAAAAGGTCAGAGAAAGTATAAAGATAATTTTAGATAGTGGTATAGACTATGAGTTCAGAACGACCTCTCCTTATCCACAAGTTATGAAGGCTGATTGGTATTCCATTCTTAACGACATATCTATTATCAACAATGGTAAGAAGATTAAAAAATATGTCATTCAGAAGGCTACTGGTCATCTATTTGCTGGCGAGCCAAATATGGAAGTAATTCATAGCTACGTTGAGAAGTTGGTGATAAGATGAGAGTTAGAAAGTTTTTAAAAAGAACAAAACGCCAGTTAAAAAGGTTAAGTCTTAGAAAGGTTATAGTCTCTCCAATAACTGTCCCTCTGTGGGTTATTCATGTAGTTACTGCTTATATTATTTTTTTCTTGATAGGAGAAAAAGCGGAGTTAATATAAAGATTAGGAGGTGTATTGAAATGCCAACTTTTCGACTTAAAACTCTACAGTTTTCTCTGGAAAAGAAGAAAAAACCTATTTCCGTTTCTTTGAAGGAGATAGCTGAATACATAGAAAAAATGTATAAAGAAGAGGAGGAAAAGGATAGATGATAATATAGAACTTTTTGAAAAAACATGGAAATCATTTGATGTTTTGATGAACAGCTAAAAAAAGAGTAAAATTTATAAATGATAAATTTTTTCTTTTTTATGATAAGAAATGACACAGAAAGAGAGTGGAATATCGACTGCAGTTGACCTATCAGAGATACAAATTGTACAGACTGCTATAGCTAATGAAATAGGTCTTGTCGGTAATGCTTATTTTAAGTATGACCCAAATACAACTTACTCTGTCAAAGATAAAGATTTAACAGCACCACCATCTTCCCCATCAATAGGAGATAAATACATTGTAGGAGCATCCGCAACTGAAGATTGGTCTGGTAAGGACAATCAAATAGCGGAATATACTTCTAATGGTACTTGGACTTTTACTGTTCCACAAGATGGTGATACAGCTTTTGTAATAGACGAGCAAGAGAAGTATAGCTATGATGCTGGTACACTTACTTGGAGTGCTAATGGTGAGCCACATAGTTTTGTTTGGACACCAAATAAAGCTGGAAAAATATGGACAATAACTGCTTCAAATCTGGTAACAGAGATAAATCGTTATATAGATTTGAGTGTAACTGATTTTGTTGATAATGACGTTACTAACAGTAAAGCTTCCTATGAAAAGAAGAATAGTCTTGTAAGAGCTTTAGAGCTGATATTTGCTGGTAATCCCAACGCTGTTGTTAGGTGTTTAGTAGTTCAAGATGATACAACTGATGCAGAGACATCCATAACTAACTTAAGCATTTATTTGGATAAACTTTTGAGTAATGATAGTATTGGTTATATTAATGTGGCTGGTAAGATACCTCTAAAATCAGCTCAGACACATGTGGCTAAAGCATCATCAGATGAATATATGGCTGAGAGATTATATGTTGCTGGTTACGATTTAGCAAACATTCTCGATAATACTTATAGTTATTCATCACCTAACTTTACTGACGGTGCAACTTATGATGAAGAAGGAAGGACGATAGTTTTTGCGGGTAATACTCTGTTCAAGTTTAACTTACTTGGAGAAACCTCCTACAAAGTAATAGGAGGTAATTGGATTGCTCATTATCTAACTGGTTTGTTATCTTCATTAAATCCACATGAGACTATAACAAGAAAGGTTTTTGGTTTAGGAAAAACTGTTGATTTCAATGGAAATGAATATATACTGGATAAAAGTATTAGAGATTCACTTGCTAATGATTTAATAAACTATGTCCGTAGACAACACGGTGTAAACTTCTTTGAAATAGGAAGAACTTACTCAAGCGAGACTTCTCCATACTTAAGGATAACAACTAGACGTATAATTGACGAAGTAATAAGAAACAGTAGATTGGTTCTGTCTGGATATTTCAGTGAAATTATAGATAATAACATGTTAAGTGCAGCTAGAAGCAATTTAATTTCAATGCTTTCTGATATGGCTACTAGAAAAATAATTGGAAATGATTTTGATGTAAAGGTCTATACTACTCCAGAAGCCAGACTAAATGGAATAATCTATGCTAATTTGACTGTGAGACCTTCGACATACGTGTCGTATATATACTTAACTATAAAACCAGTTTCATAAGGTGAGAGAAAATGGCAAATGTAAATGATGTTTTAACAGCAAATTATATGAAAATTTATATTGATGATAAATTAGTAGGCGGATTTAAAGACGTAGTATTACACTTTAATGGTGAGAAGCTTGTCTATAACGCTATTGGCGGTCCAACTCCTATTTCTACTAACCTTGGTAGAGCAAGAGTAGATTTTACAGCTACTATAGGATTGATTGACGATTCAATCTATAAGAAGGTTATGGGTCAATATAAATCTGACGGAGGCACTGAATATAAATCATTGATGGATGGCGATGGTACAACTCTTGACAAATACAATTCTTCAGATGTTTTCAAAGATGTT